ATAACTACCTGACGTTTATCATTTTCAATATTTATGCCTTTGAATTGAAGGTACTAATCATAGGTATAATAACGCCTATCAGTTGGAGTTCGATTTGCCTTTAAAGTTTCTTTTCTGTCCCAGCGTTGCAATGTCTTAACAGACACACCTAACAATTCAGCAAAATCTTTTGGCTTATAATTGGTGATATTTGACGTATTTATAATAATTTACTCCTTTGAGTATATTTAAACACATTTAATCACATTTGACTATATATTCAATTACTTATTTTCTTCTCCTTAGTCTTTGGCATTTCTAAATACAATTGTAGCAGCGGGAAGACGCCTGCGGGAAGCTTGGTCGTTGGGATTGGTTGATGTAATCATAGCTGCGATGTGGCTATTTCAGCGTCAAATCGTGGATTCGAAATCTCCTTTCAGTTGTAACCCTTGGGTTTGTGAGATAGTCGCCGCTACTAGTTTTTATCACCGTGCATTTCCTTCACCTTGCCTTCAGCATCCTCCCTGCCGGATGACTCTTCTGCTTCTAACCTTTCTGATACTTTACTTTAAGTAAAGCAGTCTTTCGACAATGCAAATGCCAAAGGGAGAGCGTACTCTCCCTTGTTTCAAATCAAATTATGCACAATCAGCTTTGACGACCGATGCAAGAATGTATGTATCCCTTGCGCCAACAATGTCAGACAGTGTTCTGTTGACATCCTGTGCAGATACCACAACGCCGTTAAGATTGAGAATACCATTACCCATTTCGAGCTGGGCTTCATTGAAAGCCTGCTGAACTGTCATTTCATCCGGGTTGCCAATGATTGTTTTTGACTTAAGATTGTTCTGAACTTTAATGCTTTTCATTATTATTTCCTCCTTGTTTACGCTGTTACAATCGAGCCGACAATTTTTGCAATGTTTGCATCAATATCAATACAAGCTTCTGATACATTTCTTTCAATCTGTTCAAGATTTGTCAGAATTGAACCAAAGTTTTCTGCAATCCACACCTTTGTGTTGTTGGCAGCTTCTGATGGGAGAGGAATTGTAATTGATGCTTTTGACGCTGTGTAAGAATTACTTACAAAAGAAATTCCGCAATCGCTAAAACTCTCTCTGTGTTCGCTTGGCTTTACAGCGAAAAGCATATTGCCATCGTCATCCTTTAAGGACAATATATCTGGCTTGTGTTTGTAAACTTTAAAAAGTTCCTCCATTGAAAAGTTGGCTTCAATAACCATCACATTGTTTAATGTTTTTACAGTCATTTTGTGACTCCTTTCTGCCTCGTATGGCACTTTAATTTATTTCTACTTTAGCATTACCCAGTTACACCACGAGGAGGTAGTAGTTTTGTAACCGCTCACCCCTATCTAAAGGGGTGCTATAACATTTCTTAAATAAAGATGGAACTTGAGAAGAGTCTGTAAATTGAACCTTTTGTTGGCTAATCGTTTGGGGTTTCTGCTCTTATCGACTACTAAAGTAGTCTTTTTATGTGCTTTTTTCGTTTGGGTTTGATTTTGGAAGGAGTCTTTTCTGTGTAAGAGCTTTGGTTTCCTGACGACATCCCGTGCCAGAGCTGTCTCGCATCGAACTTTCTTAAGCCTGTACCCCTTTCTTCTCTCTAACCTTTCTAACACCTTACTTTAAGTAAGGCGGCTTTATTTAATAAAGCAAGCAAATGTTACATTATTCAAATCCTATTTCTTCATACGCTTCAACAGCTTCTGTTTCGGTGTCACCCGAGCACAACACATTGCCATGCTCATCAATAACTTCAAAGTGACCATTCTTTGCAATTACCGTCATATCACCCCTCACCTCCTACTTTTAATGCCGCCTCTTTTAAAACTGCAACATAATTATCAATCTTCTCTCTATCGGATTCTTTTGCTTGTGGCAAACAAAAACGAATTGTTTTTGCAATATTGTCAAGTTCTCTTGACAACTTTTGATCTTCTGTCATAATGTTTGCTCCACAATGTGAGCAATAATATGAACCCACTTCGTGTTTATCTTTACCACACTTAGGACATGCCTTTTTAATGCCTACAAGACTAACAGATGAATTAGCCGATGCTCTGACTAATTTAGAAACAGTGGGATATGATACCCCATACAATTCAGCTATGTTTTTCATTTTTTCGCCTTGTCTATAAGCCGACACAATCTGGGCTTTTAGTTCCTTACTAATAGTTCTGCCTGCCATTTTTGTAATCTCCTTCTACTGTGATATTGTGTTTTGTTATCAACATAATTTACTTTATAACCTCCCTAAAATTGTTTATATGTTAGATATATTCCCAAATATCTGGAAAATTATCATCAGGTATAAATTCCAACTCTTTCCTACAACAATACCAGCCAGAATACTGCCCAGACTTCCCGTCACAGTTATGAAAATACTCATTAGGATGCGAAAACTCAACAGCTATCGAATCACTATCGTTGTCAATAGCACAAACTCTGCCTACTACCCCTACATACGGAAAATTAGGATAAGCTGATAGTATTGTCGGAAGTATTTTTACCTTATCTCCAACCTTTAGCATAAGAAGCTATTCCTCCTGTTCTAATCGTTTAATTATTAAAATACGACAGTAATTTTCAATCGCAATTTCGGTTGTCTTGGTTTCGATTGTTTGCACAATCTGAGATGTAACCTTTACACCGAAATCCCTCAATACATCAATATGTTCATCACGAATATCTTGTATTGTTTTGATACTCTCGTACACTCTAACCACCTCTTTTAGGTAAAAGAAAAGTGTATGCAAAAATCTATCGCATACACTTAATTGGTTTATATTTACTTTTTGTCACTCTGATAAAAGAGTGATTTTATGGTGGCGGTTTTGTTTTGACTCGCAACCGCTAAACGAGTTTACTTAATCTTTTGGCTTATAAGCAGCAAAATTCAAGCACAACTCTAAATTTCCACTATCATTTACTGAAAATGAGATTAGCGTACTGTTCAACGCAATTTTACAGAACGCCTCAATATCACTCATGCGGAACTCAATCGGCATACCGTCTTTAGAACGAATTATTACAGAGTTGGAATAGTTAGGTGTCAAGTCTAACGAAGCAAGTGAGATATCCTCGTCTTTGCTTGCAAATTTACTTAAGAAAACTATTGCATCTGTGTACGCATCCATCCCTCGTACATCTTCTACAAACTCGTCTGCCGACTTATTTAGATTTTGAGATATTTGTTTACGCAGAACTTCACCCAAACCGTGCATAGACTCTTGTGGTGTATTCTGGTTGCTGCTATCAACCGTGTTGTTACTCAAGAACATTCCCTCTCTTTTTATTAATTGACAAACATCGTTTATCTTGCCGTGATATAATCACGCTTCAGGAATATTCTACCATTTTTTACACGAGTGTTCAAGCGAACATACTTTCTATTCGAGCTTTGCGTACTGCCTTGACTTATGGCAAATCTTAGTCATAAGCAACTCAGACATTTTCTGAGACAGCTTCGGAAATTCAAGCCTTACTCTGCTTGAACCTCTATCGGGACGAGTGGCTTCAAAAGTTACTTCTTTGTCATAAAGAAACTTAGCAGCATATTCATACGCATAATTTTCCACCCATACAACTCCCATCTTTTCACCTCCTTAAAAATCAAAACTTATAGCGATATTTTTGCCATAGCGGTCATAATAAGCCACCTCAATGGCTTTGATTTGTGCATCGTTTAATGTACTCAACTCGTCCCATGAGATGCCGTAGCACTCAAGAAGTTTTTCAAGCTTATCTTTTTGACTCATCGGTATCCCTCCTATGGCGCAATTAAGACTAACAGTTTGCAAAACCAGTACAAGCCAATCAAACTTAGAGCTCCTGCTAAACAATAGCCTACTGTCATTATAGTAAGCTCAAGGTTAGTCAATTTATTATGTTTTTGTGGACGCATTACTAAACCTCCTTAAAAAAGCATACGCTTTGGTGGCGGTTTTGTTTTGACTCGCAACCGCTAAACGAGTGTTCTTAGATATTACTCCTGCTCATCTGTAGTTTCTGTTACTGTGCTTACATCTTTAGATTTATCAGAATCCTGCGTGTTGGTAGCCTTCTGCTTATCTGTAGTTTCTGTATCTTCATCATCAGAATTTTTTGCACCTTCGTATTCAAGTGCAAAACCTCTGCCTTCGATTACACATCTCATCATTGAATAAAAATTTTCTCTAAACTCTCTACCTTGAGCCGCAGAGAGAGAGCCCCACTTTTTGCCACGCTTAGTAAACAGGTTCATAAACTGTTTTACCTGATGACCTGTAACCTTTAACATATTTTTACCTTTTTTATCAGGCATAAACAGAGTTTCGTCAACAATAGACTGTAACAGCTTAGTCATAGATGTCATAGATGTAGGAACAGCAACACCCTCAATATCTTTATCGCCGGCATTTTTCAAAAATTCCACAGTACGAGCTGCCTCGTCAATATAGTAACAATCTCTCAGCTTCTTTAACTGAGCAGCCTGCTCCGCACCGCTCGTTTCTTCAAGTGTCCATTTTAGCGCACAGATGAGCGATAATTTTTCAAGACTCAAAGCCCAGTGGTCACTCAGCTTACCTTCTTCTGATTTTGCTTTACAAAAATCCAGTAAATCAAATTTTTTCTTAGCTTTTTCATCAAGTTTGCATTTTGTGATGATATGGGTTTCCTTTGAACGCTCAGTTTTATGACCAAGCACAGTGTACTGCTCTTTGAGAATAAGCTCCTTTACAGGAAAGTCACAAGCTACAAACTTGTCGTATTCCTGAAGTTTCTTAGTGTGAGCGTAATCCTTCTCAAGCTCATCAAGCTCATAAAAGAGCTTATCACGCTTCATAGCGTCCTTGTCTTTGATTGCAGTGTTGATATCTGCAATTTTTGATACGATAGAATCGTATAACTCAGTTAATGTTTTCATAATGCAATCTCCTTATTTAAAAAAATTTGCTCCGTAGAGCATATATTAAAGGGCACTCAGAATAATCACTGAGTGCCCTCGATATATACACTCATATTGAGTAATAATCAAGTTAATTTTCACATTTCCTCAAGCCAAGTTTAGGTTTGTGTAAACCTGCGAACGCTCTAACAGTGACGCCGCCGCCAAGAATTACTCAATCGAGTTTAGGGTATTCTACACCTACTATTTCTTATGCAAATAGTTACAGAATAATTTATTTGGTATTACTCACACCCTTGTATGTTTTTTGCTTTGTCATACCAAAGGTTCGCTCGCTCATAGCTACACTTATCTTTGCGATGTTTTAAACTCTCGTGGAGAACCTCAAACGCTCAAAGGCACAAAATAAGCGTACCCCTCGTAGAGAAGTACGCTTTGCTATGTGCTATTAAGTTTGCTCAAATAAGTAAATTCTTTGATAGAGCTAATGGAATAGAACTGTTTATGGTACAATCCTTTAGAAACCGCCGAGGGTGTCCGTCCTCTCTGACCGTGGTGTCGCCGAGGGTGTCCGTCCTCTCTGACCGTGGTGTCGCCGAGGGTGTCCGTCCTCTCTGACCGTGGTGTCGCCGAGGGTGTCCGTCCTCTCTGACCGTTTGAAGATAAAAAAGCGCCCACCAAAAAAGTGGGCGCAGTGAATAAAACTAATTTTCGCACTGTAACGACTTGATAAATTGTAACATTCGCAAATCATTGTCGGTGTATGTATATGTTTGATTGATAATGATAAAGTCGTCAAAGGTCAAATAGTTTTCATTTAAGAAACATTGAAACGCCTTGCGAACGGCTCTTATATGTTTTTGTGCAGTTTTATTTTTTCTTGCATATCCTTGTTTATCGTTTATGTTGTCGGCGGTATAATTCAGACACATTAATTTTAAAACCTTGTTTTGTGTCGGTGTGAGCGTAGGCAACACGGCAGTCAACATTTGATTGATTAACGGAATGTTGTAACATACGCCCGTCAAAGTGTCTACGGCTTGTAGTTTTTCTCCGTGCTTTATGGTGCGGTTAAATTCGCCCGATACATTAACAATATCCCCGTTACGGGTAATGTCCTCAATGTACACCGTCTTGTGCGCCGTGTCTATACGACTATTAATTCCCCTAATTGATTGACAATAGTTATTCAATGCTTTATATCCGGCATGAATTACTGCTTTTTTATAAGCTGCATAGTCGGAAGTGCAAGCGCCTATGTATGGATTATTTTTCATGTACTCCCACATACCGATAACGGTAACTTGTGTTAGGTCGTCAAAGTCTTGTGCCTCTCCCGCAAATCTATAAGTCACAATATCATATAGCCGAGGTTGATTGATTGAATGACGGTAACAATGATTAACACACATACGGCTTGCAGTCTTGTACAAGTCATGAAGAGCGATGCTATAACTTGCGAACGGCTGAGGGTTTACAACCTTGTAACCGTGTAGAGTTTTGCAAGCATGTACATGTGTCTTGTGTGTGTGTGTAGGTGCATAGGTGAATTTTTTAATGGTCATAATGAAACCTCCCTGATTTTTGTGTTGCATATGCAACATATTTGTGTACTGTAGGTTGCCCTACCCCTATACTATACCACACCCGAGCCGCAATTGTCAAGTCATTTTTATTTCTTGCCGACTATAATGATTGCAAAACATATATATACTATGAAATGAATATTTATACAAAAAAATGTATAATTTTCACTTCACAAAATTGCACAATGTTATATGGGGGATATATTCCATATTTTTAGTGTGCATAATTATGCTTTATGTTTGCAGTTACTTCTTCTCACAGTCAGGCTTAAAATCTCGTATTTTTATTTTCTCTTTTTCTCTCTCCCCCTACAAATCCTGAAATTTATTTCCTATACAAATGGTGAATTTGTTCCGATAAAAATATCCTTTACAAAAAATAATGAATATACTTGCATTTCCACAACTTGGAATTTTTTCAAAAAACTTTGATTTTTAAGTCATTTTTACTTGACATTTTTAGGATATATGGTACAATTAGTTCAGAAAGTAATTCAGAAAGGATATTCGATACATATGAAAACTGAGAATAACAACCTAATCTATGTAGACTTCTCACAGCCTATACAACCTGAGAAATTAGTTAGACAAAACAATAAACTCCGAGCGTCAGCTCAACTCACAGTACCCTCAGAAATTCAAAATATAGAATCTTACGAAAGACACGATGTAGATCCTATCAAAGATACCCATACATTAAAAAGTATCTCTGATTACTTAATCAGTAAAGGTAGATACAGAGACAACATGCTTTTTATATTGGGAATCAATTTTGGCTTAAGAGTCAGTGACTTAAGGTTACTTACCTTTAATCACTTATTAGAGGTCAAGAACCAACAGTTAGTGTTCAAAGAATACTTTCCTATCATCGAATTAAAAACAAAAAAAACAAGAAGAAAAAAAATCAATAGAGTAGTTACCATTAACTCAGCAGTAATGGATGCCGTAGAATTGTTCCTCAACCACAATTCCAAAACTCTGAATGACTACTTATTTACTGGTGACAACAGTAACCGTTCCAAGAACTTAGGTAAGCCTTTAACCAGAGAATATATATATAGTATTCTTAAAGGCTTAGAAACTGAATGTAACCTTACAGAAAAAGTAGGCACTCATACATTAAGAAAAACCTTTGGTTATCATCAAATGGCTATGAGTAACTTTAGCAACGATAAGCTTTTACTATTACAGGAAATGTTTGGACACAGTTCTCCTTCCATTACATTAAGATATATAGGCTTAACACAAGATATAATCTTGGCTTCCTGCAAGAAACTCAACCTTGGTACAGATTACAGTTATGTAGTTAATAGCAATTTAGAAGCTACTAATCTCTTCCAGTCACTTGCATAAAGGAGTAGCTACTGTTTTAGTTTTTCTTTTCCCTTGTTGGGAAATGAATTTATTGAACATAGACACACTCTCTTGCAACTACTATCTACGGATTCTAAGGTAAAGTTTAGAGTAAAGGAGCTTAATGAACGATTGGCAATCTCAGAATAAGCTTGCTGTTCGAGAGAATTAAGCGACCAATACATTTGTCTGTAAAGGCTTAGTCTGCAAAACTTTTGGGACAAATATATTCCTTAACTTAATATACAGAGGAAGCGCAGGCTTTGAAAAGTGGAAGACAAGCTAAAAACTCCAGTATTTATGGACTTTTCTCTTACCTATCTCTATATATTAAAAATTATACAGAGAACTTTTTGAAACAAGCGAACTAGTTCCGCTGCCCCAAAATGGTGGAAACCCGCATTGGCATTGGGGGTTTGGGGTTTTTGTGACAAAAATGAACACCATGTTATAAGTCTTGAAAGGAGTGATTTTGATGTAGAGGCAATTCACACATCAACACAAACATTTACTTGTAAAGGAGAGATCGGATTACGAACAACAACCAACGCAATACACATCATATAAAGGAGGGCTGCAAGTGGAATTGAATGTTGTAAATGCTCGTATGGGGCAAGGAAAAACTTCAGCAGCTATTAATTACATTAACAACTCATCAGGAGATGAACATTTTATTTTTTGCACTCCGTATTTGTCGGAAGTTGAGAGAATTAAAAGCAGTTGCGTCAATAAAGAGTTTGTAGAGCCACAAGAAGATCCCACAAAAAAAGAAGGGCTGAAAAAACTTATTGCTGAAAACAGAAACATAGTAATTACTCATGCTTTGTTTATGTTATTCGATCAGGATATACGACAATTGTTGTTGCAACGGGGGTATATTTTAATCCTTGACGAAACTATTACACCTATTGAGAGTTTACACATCTCGCAAGGGGACGCTCTATCAATCAGAGAGTTTTTAGCTACTGAAGCTGACGAGTTTGGATGTGTAAAATGGACGCAAGATAGTTATACCGCAGGAAGTTTGAAGTATATTCGAGATATGTGTTTTAGTAAAACTTTATATGATACAGGCAGTCAGTATGTTAAACTCTTCCCTATCGAAAATTTCAGAGCTTTCTGTCAAGTCTTTATTCTTACTTATATGTATGAGTCTTCTATCATATCGCTCTATTTTAACTTATTCCACATAGAACCAACATATTGGTGGATAGACGGCACAGATTACACTAACTATACTTTTGTACAAGAAAAGATTAATTATTATTGTGCAGACTATTCTCAGTTAATACATATATGCGATAATGAAAAAATGAACGAAATTGGCGATCCTGCCACAGCACTTAGCAAGCATTGGTATCAAACCCATAAGGATGAAATTAGTGTCCTAAAAAATCATTTATATAATTTTTTTAGATGGATAGCACCTGCTAAATCTAATGAGCGTATGTGGACAAGCTTTAAAGATTACCAACACAAGCTCAAAGGTAAAGGATATACAAAAGGATTTATACCGTGTAACCTACGAGCATCCAATGAGTTTAGAAATAAAACAGCAATTGCCTATCCGGTCAATAGGTATATTTCACCTGTTTTTATAAGATTTTTTGAGAACAAAGGCGTTACGGTCGATGAAGACGGTTTTGCTCTCAGTGAAATGCTTCAGTTTATCTGGAGAAGTGCAATCAGAGATAACAAAGAAATTAACATCTATATCCCATCCTCAAGGATGAGAAATTTACTGGTCGGTTGGATAAATAATAATAAATAAAGGAGTCCAACCCATTGAACAAATATACATTTAACTACACAGAAACAGAGAACTTTACAGCAGAGGAGGTGAAGGATTGTCGTAAATGCCTCTGGTTTGACCTGTGTGGCACGAATAGTTTGCCTTGTACAAATTACTCTGTCGAAGAAATAATCGCTCAGGAGGTCGCAGAGGACATGAATGAGCGTGTTATGGCTTACGCAGAGGTTGTGCACGAACTAAATGATGAAGACAACACATATTCGCTTATGTATGAGAGTGAGGTGAGTGTTGTTGAGTGATTATATACACGGAGTAAACATCCTCTCTTTGGATGCTAAAGATGTATTTATCGCAAACCATTATAATAAACCCGATAGTGTAGGTTATAACATCCGTTATCGCAACGGAGATATTAACTACCGAAAATTTATTAACACACTTCCTCATAGCAAAGAGCTTCCAAAAATTATTGAGGTATATAAGAAGGTGTTCCGAAATAATCGCTTTTCCTGTACGGTCAACGGAAAAGAATACACTCAGAAAGTTATTAACATTACTTTCAATTACAGTAACAAAGAATACAATAGAATAACCGCTAACATTTATGTGAAATTCGGCTATCGTTTAGATGAATTAACCTTACAAGATTGTGTCTGTGTTAAGGACGGTGAACTGCTTGCTATTCAGACAGACACTCCTACAGAGTTTCCTATACATAAAGATGTACTTGGCAAATACTTTTATTACGATGATGGAATGTATAAGGCTAAGAACAACATAAAGGTGCTACACTCGGTTGGTGATTTACGAGCCGACTTGTACGCAAATGGTTTTGTTTGTGACGGAGTGAAATATGTAAGGTACAAAAGAAGCAATGGCAGTTCCCGCTTAGGAAAATGCTTATTCATTGATGAGAATTTATATAGAGGGATTTTTAATTGGTCTAAGTGTGGTTTAACTATCAAACAGGGGCAAGAAATAGATTTGCCCGCATTTGAGTCCTATACAGCGTTACCTTTGAGTAGCACTATTGCAAGCCTGTATATTCAGCCCGAAAATATTTTACTTGTAGACGATTATGAAGATATGTTTACAGATAGAGTAATGACCACCCGTATAGATGAGGGTGTATTAAAAACACAACCAGAAGAGGTGGAGATATGTAATAGCATTTGGGATGGGCAATCTCTTATGGATGTTAGTCTTTTTGGAGAATATCAGTATAAAGGTTTTTTATTATTGCGTAATAGATTTTTTAAGTCAGCTTGTTTTAACACCAACCTTCAACGATGGTTTGCCGACAACGGTATTACTGATGTGTCACAGCTTAATGGATATACACGAGCTAAATGTATACAGGATGTAAAACTCGTAACTACTCCAAGCAGTATTAAATATTTGAAGTTTGGAACATTTGAAGCATGGCTTGACAATCTCGATACAGAATTTGGCATAGTTAAGTACGAAAAGCCGACTCATATTATGGACGGTAAATTAGTTCAAACCCATTATCAGCTTTTAAATACCTTACAGTTATCACAAGAAGATATGGAAGAGTTTTTGAAACCTTCAAAAGACTATCTAAAAGCCCTTAAAACGGACGAAACTGTTTTGAGGTATCACATTAAGGCTCAGACAAATAACACGCTCACAGGCGAAGCCATAGCCTCTAAAAATGATTTGGTATACACTTTGCTTGGTATTAATGACAAGTTTTGTGATACTAAATTGTATTATGACACAGTAAGAGAGACCATTAGATCTTATAAGAACAATATGAAGAGAGGTCATATTTCCGTAGCTGGTAATTACTCAACGCTTGTAGGAAATCCTTATGAGATGCTTCTACAATCAATTGGTAAATTTGACGGTACATCTCACTTGGGTATAGGTAATATACATTCAAAAAGATTTGCTTATAACCAAAAATTATTAGGATCAAGAAGTCCTCACTGTTGTACAGGCAATGTATGGGTTGCTTATAACAAAGAGTGTCCGGAAATAGACACATACTTCAACTTCACTAAAGAGATATTGTGTATTAACAGCATAGGAGAAAATGTTTTGCAACGGCTTAATGGCTGCGATTTTGACTCAGATAGTGTATTAATCACAGACAATCCCATTCTATTAAAGGCAGCCATTACAAATTATGATAAATGGCTTGTTCCAACGAATATGGTAGAGGCTAAAAAAATCAAGAGGCATTACACAGTTAATGACTTAACAGACTTGGATATTAAAACAAGTGAAAATAAGATTGGAGAAATTATTAACCTTGCACAAGTGCTTACAAGTATTATGTGGGATAATATTAATAACGGTGCATCGTTTGAAAGTGTCCAACCCATATATACCGATATCTGTCAGTTGTCTGTAATGTCTAATATTGAAATAGATAAGGCTAAAAAAGAGTTTGATGTACAAATGACAAAAGAACTCGAACGACTAATCACAAAGTATCTCAAAGACGAAAACGGAAGCAAGTCACTGCCAGAATTCATGTTAGAGGTGAGCAAACAAAAAGCCAATCATAAAAGACATAAACATTGTACTTCTCACAATAAAACTTACCGTTGTTATGATACCTCTATGGACTATCTTGAAAAATCAGTGCGTAAGCGTATAGTTGGTAATGATAAACACCCTATGTTGCCTTTGACTTCTTTTATTGATTTCAAGCCTCACTCTTCACATATCAACAAAGAGCAAGCTGATGAGTTTATTTACACTGTAAGAAAGAAACAAAGTGAAATAAACGCTGTATGGCTAAAAGAAGAATCATCGAATATAGAAAAACACGAGCAGTCAGAACAAATTTATCAAGACTTATTGACATATGTGTCTTATAAGAGAATTGGTTTAAGTACAATGAGTTATTTGCTACACGAAGCCGAGAAACCAGCAAACAAAGACATATACCGCCTATTGATTAAAATATTATTCTATTCCCTACCTAAAGATTTCTTATATCTTCTGCGTAAAAGTAAAACCCCAGTACAAAAATTAAAAATGTGTGAACAAGGAGATATAGAATTTTTTGGAGTTAGATTTAAAAAAGCATAAAAATTTTGCCCCGATTATAGCCATAATCGGGGTGATTTTTTGCAATTTTGGGGTACTTCCCGCCCTTTTTTGACATTCGGACACCCAAAAATCTCGAATTTTATGCGGTTTTTTGCCTTGCGAGTTAGGCTGTATAGGGGGGACTAAATACAATACCCCATAATATACTATCATTTCTTGCATTGCAAGTCAAGTGATAAATTGAATTTAAGGAGTTTTTACAATTATTACAATCACAAAAAAAGAGAGTCAGATTATACGCTCAGAGTTTCCGGATGTATGGATTCCCCAGACAGGACGAGGAAAGCCTGCAAAAAGACACAGAAGATATTTGCCAGAAGTGACCGAATATCTCCGTTTGATTGCAGACACAAATATTGAGGCAGCTAAAATACTTAAAGCAAAAAATCGTGCCTCTAAACAGAGACGAAAGGGTTGAGCGTCTTACTATGCAGAAAGCTAACACAAATAAATATATAGACAATTGGTGTTTACAGCGACCAGACGAAACCCACGAGGAATGGAAAATCAGGCTAATAGTAGCTAAAAAGAACGGAGAGCTAAATGGCACAAAATTTCCTTTGAAATGGTCTCAAATTGTAAGCCTGCTTGGTGAGAGCGTATCGTCTGACCACTTTAGAAAATATGCATCAGGTGTGTATGACTATTATAATTATAAAAATCAAGATAATGTAAGCACGAGAGTTCTTTCAATATCAGATTTGCATTTTCCTTATTGCAAACCTCTTAGCACATTTGAGAAATACATAGGTCGTGTAGATATATTGCAATTAAACGGAGACCTTGTAGACTGCGCCCAGTTATCAAAATTTACGAATAAGTCGAAATATGTGAGCATAACCAAAGAGCTTATCAGAGCAAGACAATATTTAATTGACCTGATTCATTTGCTGAATCCAAAAAAGGTAATTGCAAATAACGGCAATCACGATTTGAGAATAGGTGATTATATTGCAAAAAAGACAAACAGTGAATTATGCGACATAATGCCGTCATCTGTACTTGATTATATCTTCACAGACGGGTTTATTGATTATGACAACGAAATAGGAACGAAAACTGAGTATTCTCCCCTGACGCATGTATTCAAAGATAGCAACATTGAAATTGAATTTACAGGTAAATGGTACTCTCAGTTTGGTGATACGGTATTCTGTCATCCACGAGCATACTCTTCGGTAATGCTTAAAACCGCAGAAAAAGCTTTGTATTATTTTCGCAACGAGGGATTTGATTTTAGAAATATTGTTATGGCTCATACTCATCGTCAAGGGTATTATGTCATCGGAAATTCTGCAATCTATGAACAGGGAGCTTGTTGTGAAACAAGAAAAATGAAATATAGCGAAGGAAGATTGGTTAATTCTCAGAAAGAAGGATTTGTATATATGTGTTTCGATGAGCACGGTCACGCTATTCGTGAGAAAACCAAACTTATGTCTTTAAATTAAGGATGTGGTTATATGTTTAATAAAGAAAAAATGTGTGCATATAACCAAGAACTAATGGATAACTTTGAAACATATTTGAGTTATGAGCCGTACTCTCCTGCCACTGTAAAGCACTATGTTGACGACACACGGATGTTTCTTAAGTGGCTATGGCATTTTAACAAAAATAAGTCTTTTACGAAGTGTACAAGTGAAGACATCAATAACTTTATTAAATATATGAGACACGAACGAGGAGTGTCTTATCAAAGACTTTCGGCAATGCGTAGATCCCTTCGTTTCTTTTGTCAATATGTTAAATACATAGAAGGAGACGAAGTGAATATTATTTTTGAGTAGGTGGTGAAATATGCCGAAGCGAAGTGAACGAATATGTATGTTAAATCAAGAGAAGCTAAAAAAAATCAATCCTGAAACACTCAAACTATATCATAAATATTTATTAGATATGAAAATCAGAGAGCTTTCAGAAAAGACAATTTATAATTATTATAATGATTTAGCTAACTGGTGGATTTATATATACGATTATCAAGACAATAAATCAGTTAAAGAGATTGATGATTCAGATATTTCTGAGTTTATCGTTTATTGCAAAGATCAGGGCAATAATACAAATCGTATTAAGAGAAGAATGTCAAGTATATCGGCATTCTTTTTATTTTTAAAGAAAAAGAGATTGATTGACGAGAACCCAATGAGTTTTATAGATAGACCAAAAGAAGGTCAGGCGGTTGTTGCACAAACATTTCTTACCACCCAGCAAATTCAGTTTATGAGAGAAAAGCTACAAGAGAATGTTGAAAAGGCTAAAGAGCAAAGAAAAACCAAGCCCACGCAGTATTACGAAGCACTTACAATGCAAGCATATGCTATCTTTTCGCTGACCACAATGGCAAGAATAAATGCTATTGCAAACATAAGATGGGAACAGCTTGATTTTGATAGTCGTGTAGCTAAAGATGTTCTTGAAAAAGAAGGATATCTTGTTGAATTGTTCTTTAGCGAGGAAGCTAAAGAATATTTGCTAAATCTAAAACAATATAGAACAGAGAACAATATTGAAGATGGTGGATATGTTTTTGTATCAGCTCATAGAAAGAGTGGTTCTTGCACCCCTGCGACAGTATCAACACTAAGTGACTATTGCAAAAAGATTGGTCAAATGATTGGAGTTCCAACATTACATCCTCATGATTTTAGACATAGCGGAGCAACAGCATATAAAAATGCTGGTATGTCGCTTGAAGAGGTGTCCGTGTTGCTTAATCATAAAAGCACGGATGTCACTCGTAGGTTTTATATCAAAGAAGATAAGAGTAAATTACAAGCAAATAAAGACAAGTGCAATATCTAAATTGCACACGGAAGAAACGGAGAAATAATGGCACAAACAACAGAACTAATTAGTATGTTAGCCGATAAAGGCTACACAAAAAAGGACGCAAAAGAAGTAATCAAAGATGTTTTTGATTGCGTTGCAGAAATGTTATGTACTGGTCAACCCGTACAGATACACAAATTTGGTACTTTTTATGTTAATGAAGGCAAGGCTCGAAGAGGAACAAATCCTATCACGCACGAAATTATCAACATCGAAGCATCGAGATGTGCAAAATTTACAGCGTCCTTGTCTTTGAACACACAATTAAATCACGATAAGGAGTGATTCTTTGCCTAAAGTTAGTAAAATCGCTCCACCAAAAAAAAGTATTGACTTTAAACCGGTATACCGCTGCAAGAAATGCAAAAAGGAATTTACAGAGTCTCAAAGAGCCAAAGCATTTTCAAGAGGTTCTTCTCCATTATGGCAAGGTGACGGAAAGTTTTTTCCAGTATGTAAAGATTGTGTAGATGAATTATATAATCACTATCGAGAAGTTTTTGGAAGCGAAGAGAAAGCTTTAAGGCGGGTGTGTTTACACTTTGATGTTTACTGGTCTCCTGAGATATACGCTCTGTTAGGAGATACAAGTTCATCTCGTCCAAGATTTAGAGCTTATATGGAGAAGGCAAACTTATTAAAATACTCAGGCAAAACTTTTGACGATACTCTGGACGAAGAAGAATTAAAATTCAAAAAGGTCAAAGAAGGAAGCGCTACAGAGGACGATGTGATAGATTCTGTACCGTCAGGTGCTTTAAATTTTGGTGGTAGTGGTGAAAGCGAAGATGAGTTAAAAGTTAGATTAGGCATAACTCCCGCAGACGAAGCCTTTTGGGGATATGGCTATCCAGCCTATAGTTATGCTAATCTTAAGTCACTATACAAAAAACTCACTAAAGACAATCACAATTTAACCGTTGAGCAACAAGTGTTGTACAAACAATTATGTATTACAGATTTAAGAATCTCAGAGGCAAATCAACATAACGAAAAAATTGATTCGCTACAGACAAGCATGGGTAATATTATGACCAAGTTAGGAATATCGCCTAACCAGACAAAAGAAAGTGACTTAGCTGAAACAAACACTTTTGGTGTATTAATAAAAAAATATGAAGAGCGTAAACCTATAGATGAGTGTAAAAACAAGAATCAGTTAGTTTGGTATATTACAACTTATTTTCTCGGACATTTGTGTAAAATGCTAAAAATACATAATAGATACGCTCATATGTACGAAGAAGAAATGAATAGGTATAGGGTTGAGCGTCCAGAATACGCTGGTGAAGATGATGAAGCTATTTTTGAGTCGGTGTTTGCGGAAGCATTAAAGACCGCACCTTCTGACAAGGATGGCGGTGATGCTGATGACATCAACACAGACTGACAGTATTTATAGCACAAGTTCGGTGACAACCAAAGACCGAATAAAAGAACAACGACAAGAAACAATGGACAAAGTAAACACGGTAACTGGATACTACAGAGAACACCCAGAAAACTTTGTTGAAGATTATCTAAATATTATTCTAAAACCATTTCAATCTATACTTATATGTTTTATGAATATATGCAACCAGTTTATGTTTTTAGCCTGTCGAGGCTTAGGCAAAACATTTTTAGTTGCTATTTTTTGCGTTGTTAGATGTATTTTATATCCGGGAACAACCATATGTATTGCATCTGGTAACAGAAAACAGGCTAATTTGGTTTTGGACAAGATTATAAATCTTATTATGCCCGGTGCCCCTAATTTGAGAGCTGAAATTGAATCTTGGAGTATTACAGGCGAAAAGGGCGAAATCAAATTTAGGAATACATCAAAAATATTGGTAGTAACTTCGAGAGACTCTGCCAGAGGCGCAAGAGCAAATATTCTTATTACCGATGAATTTAGAATGGTATCAAAGGATGTCATTCAAACCGTATTGAAAAAGTTCTTATCGAATCCCAGACAACCCGGATTTTTCAAACTTAAAAAATATCAATATCAAAGACCAGATGGCAGTTGGCATGTAAAACCAGAATACCAAGAGAGAAACAAGGAAATTTATATGTCTTCAGCGTGGTTTTGTTCTCATTGGTCTTATGCGAAAGCAAAGGGTTATGCGGCTACTATGTTAGACGATAGTAAAAAATGTTTTATATGTGGTTTTCCATATCAGCTTGCAATTAGAGAAGGTTTGCTTATGAGAGAACAAGTTGAGGATGATATGGCTGAATCAGATTACAATGAAGTGTCATGGTCAATGGAAATGGATTGTTTGTTTTATGGTGATTTTGAAGGTAGTTTCTACGAATATCCTGTTATAAACCAAACACGAACAATCAAATATCCTTGGTTGCCACCCGATTATAGTAGGTTGGCAGGAGATAAAAAACTAATTATTCCGCCTAAGCAGCACGATGAAAAGCGTATTTTGTCAATTGATATTGCACTTATGGCAACGACAACAAAACACAAGAATGACGCTTCTGCTATTTTTATCAATAGCTGTGTACCTCAGAAGCAAAAAGGTGGTAGGTTTGTTCATAATATCATATATAGCGACACACTTGAGGGCGAACTGACAAGAGTACAAGCATTGATTGTGCGAAAATTATATGAACAATTTGATTGTGATTATATAGTCATTGATGCGAACGGTGTTGGTTCTGGTGTATACGATGCTCTGGTGGAAGAAATTAAAGACACTGAAACTGGTGTAGTTTATCCCCCATTGTCTTGCTGTAACAACCCAGATATGGCAAGTCGTTGTAAAGATAAATCTGCTCCAAAAGTTATTTGGGCAATTAAAGCAGGTGCTAAATTTAACTCAGACTGTGCATTAGCCTTAAGAGAAGGGTTTAAGTCTGGTCGTATTAAATTACTCATAAATGAGTTTGATGCAGAAACCTGCCTTAATGATATTAAAGGATATAGTAATCTTAGTCCTATTGAGCGAACAAAAATCATTAAGCAGTATATAAATACCACGCTATTGGTTAATGAATTAGTAAAGCTCAACATTGAAGAAAACAATAAACTTATTAAAGTTAAAGAAATGTCTGGTATGCGAAAAGACCGTTTTTCAAGTTTGTCTTACAACTATTATGTAGCAAGACAGATTGAAGACAGTGTACGACAAAAAGGCAACACGATCTATTCGGCAAAAGACTTTTTTGTGTTTAGAGCACCAGACATGTATAAGTACCGTTAAAAGAAAGGGTGTGAAAAATGAATAAGATTGATAGTGTAGAAATTCATACTGAGAAGCAACGAACAGAAGATGATAAAAAATATAAAGAGCAGATAAAAACGACTCAGCAAAAATTTGCTGCTTTAAATCAGCTTGTGCTTCGAGACCTAAACAATGATAGAAACACACCTTCCTTTTTCCTGTACACAAAAGACGAAATCAATACATATTTATCCAATCCATATAGATACCAAGCACAGTTACGCAATGCGGTTATCTATATGTATTCGGCAAGTTCGCACTTTCGTAGAATTATCCAGTATTTTGTCGGATTAACAGACTTGTCTTATATTGTGTCTCCATACAATGTAGATATATCAAGTGTATCAGACACAAAAAAGATTAAGAAAAATTACACAAAGATTTTGCATACATTGGATGGGTTTAACATTAAAAGCTCATTTGACACTATCTTAACCGTGTGCTTACGAGAAGATGTGTTTTATGGAACTATGAGGGTGAGTAAAGATAACATCATGATTCAGCAGCTTCCCTCTGATTATTGTGACATAGCGTCCATTCAAGATGGTGTATTGGATGTTTCATTTAATTTTCAGTATTTTGATTCGAGGTCAGAATTACTGCCTCTATACCCTGTTGAATTTACAACTAAATATAATTTATATAAGCAAGATAATACACAATATAAATGGCAGTTATTGGATGCGCCGACATCTTTTGCAATCAAATGCAATAAAGATATTTTAAGTTATCCAGTGCCTCCTTTTGTTGGGCTTTTGCGTGAATTGTATGAAGTTGAAGATTATAAGCAGCTTAATTTGACACAAACCGAAATCGAGAATTATGCGTTACTGGTAATGAAACTGTTAATGAATGATGACGGCTCATTTCCTATGGATTATGAAATGGCTAAAGATATATGGAGAAACTTAGATTCCGTACTGCCCAATGAAGTAGGATCGGTTTTAACTCCAATGCCGGTTGAGAAGATTAGCTTTAATCATGCAAACACCTCTGATGTAGACAATGTAGCAGACGCAGAGAATCATCTTTTTACGGCAGCAGGTGTTTCGAGTCTTCTATTTAATAACGCAAAAGCATCGTCAAATGCTTTGCTTTTATCTATAAAAGCCGACCAAGCAATTACTTATGGAATTGTGTTAAGCATTGAAAAGATGCTTAATCGTTACATTCATACTCTCTCACATGGAAAAATGTTTAAGATATCATTTTTGGATGTAAGTCGTTTCAATCGCAAAGAAGCTGGCGACTCGTATCTAAAAGCCTGTCAATACGGATTGCCGATGGTTTCGTATTATTGTGCATCACAAGGACTTAACCAGTCAGATATTGACAGTATGCACTTTTTGGAAAACTCTATTATGGGCATTCCCGATAAGTTTGTTCCATTGAGCAGTTCGGCTACACAGAGTACAAAGGCAGCGGATAGTAATGGAGAAGCGGGAGCACCAACCAAAGATTTAGGAGAAATCAGCGACAACGGTGAAATTGCTCAGGAAAGAGACGAAGAGTAGTGAAATTTATTTATGTAACAAATGAAAAAGACAAACAACTGTTAATCAATGCAGGGTATTCTCTTATTTCTGTTATTGATAATAAGAGAAAATGTTCTACAAGCCCAACACTATATGTATTTGAGAACAAATCATCACTCTCAAATAATAAAGCTTTATTTGAAAATGTGGCTTGTATTTATTCAGACAAGTTAATGTTTTAAGCCTCACTCGTTATAGAGTGGGGCTTTTTACATATTTAAAATCATCTGGAAGGTGGTGAGTAAGAGTGAAGCAAGATAAAAAGCGTGTGACGATTCAATATAGTATCCCTAATCACATCATACAGTACGACAACGAAGAAAAAATTAATAGTTCTTTTGCAAAAGGTGTAATTAAAGTGGCTTATACGGGACTTAATCGCAATAAGACATACATATCGAAAGAAGCATTTGAAAGAGCTATTTGGTCAATTTTTAATTGTCCTGTTGTTACTCACTATCTACGAGAAGAAAAGGATTATGGTGGACACGATGTTGAGATAGTCACCACAGACACAGAAACAGAATTGGTTAATTTAACAGAACCTATCGGAGTAGTGCCTGAATCTGCAAAGTATTGGTGGGAATCCATTGAAGATAGCGGTGGTACTCATGAATATCTGTGTGTTGAAGCTTATTTATGGACAAGGCAAGAAGGTGTGTATAAATTACTTTCCGAAAACAGTGCATCTGAGTCAATGGAGATTTCTATTATAGATGGTGAAATGGACGAGCATGGAGTATATCAGATCAACGATTTTGAATTTGAGGCTTTTTGTGTTTTAGGCGAAGATGTTGAGCCTTGTTTTGAAGGAGCATGTGTCGAAATGTATTCTCAAAGTGGCACTCATGACAAATATAGCGAAATGATGAAGGATTATAAAGCTATGCTCTCAGAAATAAGTAAGAGCACACAGAAGAAAGGAGGAGATATTATGGATAAGAAACAAGAGCTGATTAAAAGCTATGCAGTAGATGTAAGTGATTTGGATATTGAAAATATTTCTATCGAGGATTTAACATCTGAGCTTGAAAGCAGAAAGTTTGCTTTGGAATCTGATGTTTGTCAGAAATTAATCCATGCAATGGATGATAAGAAAACAAAGATTACTCTCGATGATGATTCATTCTATGAAGTGCGCAAGTATTGGTTTGTGGACTACGACAGTGAGTCTAAAGAGGTATATTACACAGATTGCGAAAACAGACAGCTCGTTGGCTTTAACTATGAACTTAAGGGTGACGATGTTGTGGTAGACGAATCTACAGCAAAGAGAAAAAAGTATGCCATTGTTGATTATGTAGAGGGTGACAAAGAGATTGAGTCTGCGGTGTTTAATATGGTAGACGAGGTAAAATCTCAGTTTTATTCGACACTCAAATCAAACAAAGAACAGTATGAAGCAAGTCTTGCAAGTATTACCGCAGAAAAGACTGAACTGGAAGAGTATAAGAAAGCAAAAGAAGCAGAAGAGCGTAAGGCACAGGAAGACGCTGTGTTTGCAAAGTTCAGTAATTTGGCAGGGGTTAATGAATACGAGACATTGAAAGCCGAGCATGAAGGCATGAATATTTCTGATATTGAAGAGAAATGTTATGCAATTATGGGCAAAAACGGCATGAGTTTTTCTAAGAAAACAGACAAGCCTCTGGCATTTGGTATTGATAAAAATGTAGGTGGCGTAGCAGATAAGAATAGTGTTATTGATGACACAAATGATTACGGTGGTCTTTTTGCCAAGTTTGGCATTAAACCCAAAGATTAAATAGAGGAGGCATTTATATGGCTGATGTAAAGCATGCTGTGTATAACAGCGATAATGTTAGTGCAACCACAGATGGTTCACTTATTGTTTCAATGAAATATATGGGTTCTGGTAGTGCAGCTACAGCAATTGATAACGGCAATGTTGTACTTGTGGGTGAACTTATGGCAGGTGAAAAGCAGATTCATAAGGCAACAACTCCCGCAGCAAATTCCCCACGAGCTCAGCTTGCTATCGTTACAACTGTAGAAGAGGACAAGAAGGCTGTACTTAAATCAGACACAAACCTTGAAAAATACACAAACGAAGCTGGTAAAACTCTTAGAGGTTTCCGTTTCCATACAGGTGATACTTTTAGCGTTTCTGCGGAAGCTCTTGATGGTACACCGAAGAAGGGTGACGCAGTAGAAGTACAGGCGGGTACAAAGATGAAGGTTGTTGAAACTGCAACAGCCGCATCAACACAGATTGGCAAAATTGTTGACGAAACAAAGTATAAGAGATACACACTCTATACAATTGAAGTACAGTAAGGGAGGATTGTATTATGGCAGATAATAATAGCATTGTTCAGCTTGCTGTTGACGCATATCACGGTGAAGTTGGTAAGTATTCAAATAAGGACTCAATGGAGGTTCTTAGAAAGTCTCTTGTTGAAGCTAATGGTGGTTCAACCAAGCTTGACTACAAGAGAATTAGAGACGGTAAGTGCGGTCAGCTCTTCTCAATTGTAGAGGAAATTCTTTCTCGCACTGTAGTAGAAGGTCTTCAGAAGAGTGACTTCTTTAATAACTTTGTTGAGTTTAGAAATATTGCAGCCGGTGATGTAAACGCATTTGAAGTACAGGATTCTATTCTCTATCAGGTTGCTGAGGTTGCAGATGGCACACAGGGCGTTAGAAGACAGAGATTTGGCGGTTATAATACTGTAGCAATTGATACAACTCTCAAAATGGTAAAGATCTATGAGGAGCTTCAGAGAGTGCTTAATGGCACAGTGGATTTTAATACACTTATTGCAAGAGTAAGTGAATCCTTTAGTCAGAAGATTCTTGATGATATCTACAAGGTATGGGCATCTGCTACAGCAGACGATTTTGGCGGTACAGCTTTCTTCCCTGTTGCGGGCACATATAGCGAAGATACTCTCCTTGACACAATTGCACATGTAGAGGCTGCTGCTGGTGGTAAGACAGCAACAATTTCAGGCACAAAGGCTGGTCTTCGTAGGATTGCTCCAAGCGTACAGGGCAGAGACTCACAGAGCGATATTTACAATAACGGTTATTATGGTAAGTATTATGGTTCTAATGTACTTGCAACTCCGCAGAGACATAAGATCGGCACTACTGACTTTGTATTTGACGATAAGACTCTCAATATCGTTGCAGGCGATGATAAGCCTATCAAGGTTGTATACGAAGGTGTATCAACAATTATTCTTGGCAACCCGACAGAAAATGCTGACCTTACATACGAGTACCTTTATGGTGAAAAGTATGGTATTGGCATTGTGCTTTCAGGTGGCGCAAACACTGGTATTGGTAGGTATACTTTTACTAACTAATGATACTGATATTCGGGCGTAGTTTTAACTACGCCCGTTTCAATGAAGGAAAGGATAAATCAAATGGCAACAGCAGTTACAACAACACGCAGAACAACTAAGACAAAAACAAAAACATCTGCAAATATGGATGTTCCGGAAAATCAGCATATTAAATTAAGAAAAACACTTCCACCTGAAGCTATTATTCCTGTAATTAACGGCTTTCAGGGTAAACTTATTGCGCAGAACAGAAGAACTCACGAAGAATTTATATGGGAAGAGTTCGGTGATGTTCAGGATTTGACATTTGCAGATGTAAAGTCAATCTATTCCACAGATAAAGCCTTCTTTTCTAATAATTGGTTTTTATTTGAGGACACTTTAGTTCTTGAGGTGCTTAATGCTGAGAAATATTACACCAATGCACTCACAGTTGAAGACTTTGATACATTGTTTGACAAAACTTCCGACGAGATTAAAGCAATTGTTTCAAAATTAAACCGCTCTCAGAGAATGTCAGTATGTTATAAAGCACGCAATGCAGTAGCAAATCACGAAATCGATTCACTTTCGGTTATTACGGCATTAGAAGAGAGTCTTGGTGTCAAATTAGTCGATAGATAAGGAGGTTTCCGATGATAGTCTCTTATGATGATTTTATCAGAGTCTTTCTGGATAAAGTAAAAGAGTGGAAGTTTTTAGATCCTCATCTTAGCGATAAAGAAAAAACAAGAGTATGTGATGGATATTTAAAGCGAGCATGTGCTTCTTTCAATAGAAAGTGTGGTTATAATCTTTACAATAGAGATGATACAACAAGAACATTTTTAGAGAATTTTAGCGCTGAAGATGTAGACGAAATTGTAGACATTATTACCGAAGGTATGGTTGCACAGTGGTTTAAGCCATATGCAAATAACGCAGACAACTTGGAAAACACACTTAACACAACAGATTACAGTGGGTATTCGCCTGCGGAAATTTTAAACCGTGTAAGAACAGCATATAAAGAGGCTGAAACATGTTTCAAAAACAGAGGAAATAATTACTCTTTTGAACACGGAGACTTAACGGATTTACATATATGAACAAACAAATATATTTGCATTATCTATCGTGTTTAATTAATCAGATATTTAAAATTCTACCCTTAAAAGAGCAAAACTCTGAATTTATAGATACTCATATCTCAGATATTATTAAAGAGTTAAAAGGGTTTGATATGCTTATTAAAGACACAGGGTATGACGCTGTGATTATGCGTATTCTTGCTATATTAAGCTATTACGAACAAAATATTTATGTCAGTAGCGTTGAAGATGTGAGACGAAATATTTTCAAAATGATTACTCTATGCGAAAAGCTTAAATATAGAATTGAAGGTGATAACTGTGTCTTTATGGAATGAGTATATGAATGAGTATGTCTCGTTGCCTCAAACTAAACGACAGCAAATGATAGAGCGTGTGCAGCAGCGACAAACTGAATTATTACGAAATAAGAACTTGTCTTATGTAACTGTAACAATAAACGGTGAAGAAAGAGAAGCTGTCATTACGAGGAGCGATAACGGAGATGATATTAAGAATTTACTCTCTCTCCCTAACGAAAAGTTTGAAAGAGGTTCTCTGGTAGAATGGCAAGATAATTATTGGTTGATTATATCACATGATGTACAGGATGAGCTATACACAAGAGCAAAAATACAGCAATGTAACTACACACTCAAATGGATTAACAACAATGGTGACATAATCGAAAGGCATTGTATTATTACCAATAATGACCGCAATTCGTCTGGCGAAAGAGAAACTAAAGAAATTACTGTTGGTGACAACCGTTTAAACCTTATTATAGCTAAAGATAGTGAAACTAAAGCGTTATACAGAGGACAAAGATTTTTGGTTGATGATGTTGATGCACAACAGAACATACTGGCATATCAGATCACAAAACCTGACCGACTGCCGGGGCTTTATAATGGTAAAGGTGTATATACTTTTGGTTTAAAAGAATGTAACAGATCTACCAATGATAATACTGAATTAATGGTTGCTGATTATTACACCTTGATTAACAACTCAAACAAGGGCGATATAGATGTTCCAACTTCTCAGCCATATGCTATTCGTATTGAGGGATGTAATGACGGGGTTTTGTATATAGACGAAGATTGTGAACTATCGTTTAGTATAGTTGATAAGCAAGGCGATATTATTCAGAACTCGAATGGGTACGAATACTCTTTAGAGAATGGTGAAGATTATGTATCAATTAAACCAAGTGCCGACAATCACACTTTAACGCTTTATGTTCCGCTTAAATATTCATTTATTGGGAAAAGAGTTACACTAAGGGTTATGTCTTCATTATACAATTTATCGACAGAAAAAGAATTTGTGATTAAGGGGTGGTCGTAATGCAAGATGTTAAACATAATAGTTTTACAGGTATGACACTTCTTAAACAATTGATTAAAAAGCGTTGCTTAAACAATCAGAATATTGTGAATTTAATATGTATAGATACGGATAATGAAGATAGTTTCGTAGATGTAGTTAAAGGAAGTCAAAGCCCAGCTAAATCGTTTATTAAGCTGTTTCCTTATGTTCCTGAGACTATAGAGGAACAAAGTGTATTTGTGACAATGCAGTCAGGGGTAACGCAAGTCAACTCGTCGGCTGTAAAAACGACATCTTTAATGATTTATATATTTGCACACGAGCAGTTAATGGATATGTTGCAGGGCGTCCGCACTGATTTGCTTGCAGGATATATTGATGAAGAAATTAATGGCATGACAGATGTTGGTTTTGGGCGATTAGAACTCGTATCGGCTAACGAATTTAACCCCATACAGGATTATTACGGACAAGCGTTAGAATACACCTTGCAAGACCATAACCGCATAGGAAGCAAATTATGAGAAGTAAGGCAATTGATTTTTTAGATATAGACGAGATGACGCTATATCGAGGCAAACCTATTAAAATTTCTACTCATCTAACTCTAAAACAACCAACACTTGATGATATATGTGACATTGGTGAGAAACAATATTTTGCAGAAATAGGTAAAATTTGCGCAACACCTTCTGATTACAAATCAGAATTATATGATGGTTTTAATTTATGGTGGGATGAAGTAGATGATTTTGATTTTTTTACTTTAATTTATAAATCCATAGATAGTGATATTTTGTCACTGCTTTTTGAAGAGGATATTGATTTACAAAGAATGGTACTGGTTAAAGATAATACTTCTCAAGATATTAAATTAATCGATACTAACACTCAGTTAATTATTGATAGGTTTGTTTACGAAATTATAGTTAATTACATACGAAAAATTCACAGATTAAAAAAGCACGAAGAGAAAGGTGGAAACACAACCACCAAAAGGTTCATGGTAGATGAAGATAGGGATAACAAAAAATACGCTCGGAAAGAGCACCAAAAAGCACAGTCAACCCTACTCCCTATTGTTTCTGCGTTGACTAATCACGCAAATTTTAAATATAGTTATTCAACGGTTTGGAGTTTGCCTATTTATGTTTTAATGGACGCCGCTGATCGTATTAACGCAATAAATGACTACGAAAACATTATGACTGGGTATTATAGTGGCTGTGTTGATTTAAAGAAAATAAGTAATAAAAGCGTTCTTAATTGGATGCGTAATTTGTAGCACTCAAAGGGGAGTGCTTTTTATTTTATAAGGAGGATTTATTATGTATAACATTGACAATCTTGTACTTGACAGGGTTACTCGTCTTACAAAGCAGGACATTAGTTCAGGCGATATTGAGTGGACAGCTAATCAGATTAAAGATGGCACACTTGAGTGCGGTGGCGAAGCAGTAAATGCTACAGATAATGTCGGTGCAACAATTGGTTCATTTGACAGAACTAAGACTTCAAAATTTACAGCATCTAACTCTGTTATTAATCTTGGTGTGTTTGCTGACCAGTTAGGCACAAAGAAAGAAGTTGGTGCCGCTGATAAGAAGGTTGTAACTAAGAAGGTAGATGTTCTTGAGGCAAACCCTACTGCTAAAACAATTACACTCAACTGGACTCCTCTCACGACAAGTCCTGTAACAGCTATTTGGGCACTTACTACAGAGGGCGGTCTTGGTGAGAAATTTGCAGTCACAGCGAGTGACCTTGCAACAAATAAAACAAACTTCACTATTGCTGGTAAAACTATCACTCTTGGTGATGATATCCCTGTTAAGAGGGAAGACGGTTCTCCTATGACATTTATTGTTATCTATAAGTGTGAGATGGAGAATGCGGTTAAGATTACCAACTCAAGTGATAACTTTTCTAAGGCTGGTACTTTTGTTCTTGATAGCATTTGTCATGATGTTTGCGATCCATCAACAAAGATTTATACAATTATTGTATTTGAAAGAGCAAAGCTTTCTAACAATTTTTCACTCGAAATTAAACCAGATGGCACACAGCCTATCGAATTTGAAGGTATGACTAACTACTGTTCTAAGGATAAAGAACAGTTCTATGTAGTTATTCCCGAAGACGAAGCTGAGGCATAATTATGGCTATCAGAAAGTGTCTCATTTGTGGTAAAGAATATGAAGCTTGCGTGAACTGTTCTAAATATGGTGGATGGAGGGCAGTTGCCGATACGCCAGAACACTATCAAATTTACTCGATTATACAGGATATGCGTCTTGGTGCTTCTCCGAAAGAACTCAAAGAACAGTTTGCACAGATTAGTAAAGAGGCTACACAATCCATGATGCCAGAAATAAGGGATGTACTTATTAAGGGTAATGTTATTGACAATGGAGTAGCAACCGCAAAGCGAGGAAAAACAGCAATTACAAAGAAAGCTGACGAAGATAATAGTAGTCAGAAATGATGTTCTTATAGGGAAGATGGGATTTTCTCCCTTATCTTCCCTATTCTTTTTAGGAGGTACATAAAATGCGAATTTTAGCGGTTGATCAGGCTCGCAACGGTGGTTGGGCGATATACGACTACGAAAAGCAAAAGCTTGTAGACTATGGCAGTTTTAGTTTTCCTAATGGTAAATACACATTTTCAGAGGCTGTTTGTGAGATTGAAAAGTATATTAGTCAACTTATCACAAAGAGAAAGATTTCAGTTGTATTTCTTGAAGATATTAATTTGAGAGCTAATGTATCAGTATTTAAAAATTTGGCACAGTTACAAGGCGTATTGATTAACCTCTGTGAAAAAAAACATTATTTATACCAACTCATATCACCCTCTGTGTGGCAAAATTATTGCAACGCAAGAGGCAGAACAAGTAAAGAAATTAAAGCAAAAATCACTGCAACTATTCCTAACGATAACAAAGCGAAAAAACGAAGCAAAATACTATCATTACAGTATGTAAAGAATAAATATGACATTGATACCGATAACGATAACATTTCGGATGCTATCTGTATCGGAGATTACGCTGTACATAACATTAACATACAGCACAAGGAATGAAAGGATTTTATATATGAAAAAAAACACAAACAAAAAAAAGGATTATAAAGAAATTCCAGTAATGACTTTTGGAAAAATTTATTACGCAGAAAAAAATGAGCCAAAGTTTTATGATTATGTATTTCATTCAGTAACAACGGATGATAAAAAACCTGAAGAAATAGAACACATCTCTTTAAGAATCAAACATAGTATCGGTGCAGTACGCCTTTCAAATATCTGTAGTACAGTAGCGGAAACTGTATTTGATATATCAGAAAACAGATATCTTCCCGAAATTACATCTACATTGATTGATATGCAGATTCTTAGAGAGTATGCAAATTTTGCAATTCCTACTGTTTTTGAAAAAATGTATTCTTTTGTAACAGAAACAGGTGTTGCAGAGTTTGTTAAAAGTAAAATCAATCAAAAAGAATTGGCGTTAATATATGAAGGTGTTCAGAAGAGAATTGAATATATGCAGAAAAAGGAAATCTCCGAAAAGACCTATGAAACTGCATTAATTATGAATCAGTTTAAAGCATTAACTGAAAACATATCGTCTATTGGCGATAAGGTAGACCTCAATAAGATGATGGATATGGTAAACCACATTATCAAAGAGGAAGACGATAAGCCAAGTAACAGTCCACTTCCCCTCTTCCCTTCTGCTAAATAAGGGGCTGGTGGTATCAAGACTTTTAATTCGTATGACACATTTGTCAAAGCAATTAACAAGGCGGCTTCTCAGGTTTTAAAAACCGATATTGCTCAAGATATTAAAGACAAATTAAGAAAAAATATCAAAGCAGATATTTATGATACATATACTCCTACAACTTATGTAAGGCGTAGTGTGAATGGCTTAGGAAGCAGCTCCCAAATTCAAGATGTGTCCCAAGAGAGCAATAAGATTATCATAACTTCTGTAGCAACACCCAACCGCTCAGTTGTTACTCACCAAGTACCAACCACTACATCGGACGCATTGATTCGTTGGATAGCAGGATATAGTCGGAATGGATATACCAGAAAGAGATATAGTTACACTTCTGACTTATGGAGAGCTATCGGATATGATGCCAAAAAATATGCTTTTATGGGGGTTCGTAATCCTATAGCGTCAACGAGAGCAGAACTAAACAATTCAGACTTCAAAAAAAGTATTACAACAAAAATTATAGCAAAGTTGAAATAAGGTGGTGGTATGTGTGGCAAATGAAAATGATATTTTTGGTATTTCCGTCCAAGTGATAGCTGGAACAAGAAACGAAGACAAGAAAATTTTCAAAAAGAGTGTTGGAGAATTAGCTAAAGCTATTGATGGTATTAAAATATATAATATAGAAGCCGATCAGAGTAAACAAGCCAAAGACCAATTAAAAAAGAGCGTCCAGACGCTATTTGAAAAATCTCTTCAAAACCCTCCAAAAATTCCAGTAGTTACAATCAAAAAGTTTGACTGTAGTAACGCAATGAAGTCTTTGAAGAAAGACATTGAAAAAGCAATTGGCAGTATTTCGGTTGGTGTTACTGGAAATACAGTCAAAGCATCTCGTAGTCAATATAACAAGAATAACAATAGCAATCGGACGACAGCCGATGTGACAAATTATCAGCAAACCGCAAAAGAGCTATCTCAGATTCAGAGCAGAATCCAAAGCATTATTGGCGGTTTAAACCTTCAAAAACAAGGGTATCAGTTTTTAAATACACAAGATATTGAGAAATTTCTTACGGTATCAAGAAGTTTGGCTTCTGAAGGAAGACAGTTAGAACAGTCATTATCTCAAGGATTGGAAATTCCTGTCGCTGATTTAGACAGTTTGAGCCAAAAGGTCGTAAAATTATCGCAAGATGTAACTGCAATCAATACAGAAGGCAAACAGAGTGTTAATGAAATTAATAATATTATTCAAACTGCCCAATCCTTATATGCTATCCTTGAGAGTCATAATTCAAATAGTGTAATTAGTGCTGAGTCTATAGACAAAACTAAAGCAGAATTACAGGAACTTATTGATACAGGGAGTCGTGTAGTATCTCCTACTGGTCGCACAAATGAAATACCTGCTTCCGAGTTACAAAGTCAATTGGCTGTTATTACAGAAAGCACTACTGCCTTAAAGGAGTTTCAAGACGCAGAAGCTCTTGTATCACAAACGACTAATCAATTAACACAAGAGCAAAGCAAAAACTTGCTAACTGCGTCTGAATATCGTACTGCGTGGTCTCAACTTACAACCCTCATATCTAAAAAAGATATTATTGGTGATATGTGGAATAATGGAGAAGATATACCAAAAGAACTTCTTTCGTCTTTTGCGACAGAGGCACAAGCGTTATCAACCTCTATCTCTAATACTGTAAACAACAACCGTTCTGAAATAGAAAAGATTCGTAGTGATATTGATACAGTATATGATGACATTCAAAACCGCAGTAAAAATGTAGCGTTTATTCCCGAAGGACAATTACAAGAGGCAAAAGCCGACTTGGAAGATATACGCCAAGAATGTGAAAAACTACTTGAAAATGGTGTATGGAATGGCGCAGATGATTCTTTTATAGATAAGTTTCAAAGTAGGATTAACAATATTAAAGAGAAGCTCAATACTGCCAACGCAACTGGCAAAGCTCAAGGATATCACTATGATATTTTGAATAACTCAGGCGAGGTTGTTAATAATAGTCAGTTGGATAAATATTTAGCTAATATGCGAGCTTTGCGTCAGCAAACAACATCTTTACTTAACGGACGCAATATTCCTGACAATCTAAAAAACGAACTTAGTGACTACCTCCAAAAATTTCAATTACTTAACGAAGAAATAACCGCTACAAATCAAGTAACTGGCAAGCTTGGAAACAATGCTGCTTTACATAAATTTGAAACTAAATGGAGTCAGAGTTTAGAAACCGCAAATAAAAGTACAATCGCAAGTAGCAAAGCAGTAGAAACACTGCGTTTACAGGTTATGAAATTTGCGAGTAGCAATCCTAAAGCTGCTCAAGCATACGCTGGACAAATTGAAACCATTTTAGATAAAACATCAGATGCTACAAAAGTCGGTGACCAACAGCTTAAATCTTTCCAGTCACAGCTTGCAAATATTAAGACTTCTGCCGAGTCTGCTGGATTGATGGGCTCAACTGCTCTACGCACACTTGCAAAGAACTATCTTAAATATGGTTCGTGGAATTTTATCACTTCGTCTATGAATAAAGCTATTGCTACTGTTCAAGACATGATACACATTGTGACCGAGTTAGACACTGCTATGGTGGAGCTCAAGAAAGTTACAGACAGCACTGACTCGACATATGACAAATATTTAACTACAGCAACTGGCAAAGCAAAAGAGTTGGGTACTACTATTAGTGACTTTGTTACAAGTACCGCTGATTTTGCTCGTATGGGTTATGATATACCTGACTCAACGCAATTGGCAGAGGTAGCAACCATATATGCTAATGTCGGTGACGATTTGGATGGTGTTGGTGAAGCAAGTAGTGACATTATTTCCATATTAAAAGCTTTTAATATGGAAGCTTCATCGGCACAAAGCATTGTCGATAAACTTAATGAGGTGAGCAATAATTACGCTGTCTCGTCAGGTGATTTAGGTGAAGGCTTGAAGAACTCAGCCGCATCTATGGCTGTTGCTGGTAATAGCCTTGATGAAACCATTGCGTTGCTGACCGCAATGACCGAAGTTACGCAGAGTGCAGATGAATCAGGTAATGCACTTAAAGTGCTTGCTATGAGATTAAGAGGTATGTCGGTAGAGCTTGAAAAGGCTGGAGAAGATACGGAAGGAATGTGCACAACAACTTCTGAGCTTCAAGACAAAATCAAAGCTTTAACAAAAACTTCTTCATCTTCAGGCGTGGATATTATGGACAATGGTGCATTCCGTAGCACCTATGATATTCTTAAAGATATCGCTCTCGTATGGGATGACTTGGCTGATACAAATAAAGCATCATTACTTGAGCTTATTGCCGGTAAGAATAGGTCTAACTACGCTTCTGCTGTAATTCAAAACATTGGTACAGCAATCAATTCATTAGATACTTCTGAGAACTCAGATGGTTCTGCATTAAAGGAACACGAAAAGTACATAGATAGTATCGAAGGTAAAGTAAAACAATTTCAGGCACAGTGGCAGGAATTATCAACAACAACAGTATCAAGTGATATTGTTAAAGGCGTAGTTGATACTGGCTCTGGATTGTTAGGATTTTTAACACAAGCTAATGAATTGCTCTCTCATCTTGGAGCAAACATTGGTACTCTTTCCATATCTGGCGTTTTGTCAGGATTAATGGGAAGCGACAAGGGTAAACCCAAATTGACGGGTTTTAGGAGTATGCCTATCTATTTCGAGAAAGTGGCGTAATCGTGCTATAATCAAGAAATGGTGATGTATGTCGTTAAATGAGAGGTTAAACTGCAAACGGAATGATAGCCGTTCTGGGAAATGGTGATGAACAATATGCCATATGGAGACGAAAGTCAGAAACAAGTTATTGTTCGGCGTATGTCAAAAGCTAACCGCCGTAATAAGCCATAATCAGCATCCAGCCGCATAAGCGGAGGTTCAGAGACTATAAGCCTCTTGAGGTGGTTTCAACGATATGAAATGACCTTAAATTGTATAGTCCACATCAACACTGAGACAACAGTGACTATCATATAAAAGAAAAGTTTTATAAACAAACAAAAAGAGCAGTATTATAAAACACTGCTCAAATTATTAATTAGAAGGTGGCTTTGCAATCATTACATTGATAGTTCTTACCTATCTTGTTGCTTGCTAAGCCGAGTGTGAGAGATGAAGCTACTCTGCTACTTGTTGAGATTTTAGTAGTACGCAGAGAACCGCAATATGGACATTTAACAGTTGGCTTGGAAGATAATTCATTAAGTCGTTGTTTCGTCACTAAATCCCAGCGTCTGTTGTTATTTAAGTGTTCTTCATATAGACTATTATCATATTCAGGACAGTCTTTAAGGAATTTTTCATACCAAAAAAGATATTCAGCCTCTTTGCTTCCCAAAACATCTCGTTCAAAGTGCTCTCGCTGTAATTGTTCTGTAACTTCAAAAAGCAATTTACGAGGTCTTTTAAGAAAACCAACCCAACAACAATAACATTTCTTATCCAATGCAGGGTAATTAACTTCTCCACATTTTGGACATATTGCTACTTCAAGCATTAAAACACCTTCTTATTTAATATATTGTGTCTAAGAGAAAGATACTCCAAACATACTTAGACAGTGATAATGGTAAACACATCGGATGGTTTACTACGGCTGCCAAAGCCAGAGCAACGCAAGATATTGACAAGGCTACTGACAAATATAAAGAATATAAAGCCTACGCCGAAAGCTTAGATGACAAGGTTTTAAAAAATAAAGTAACTGCTAATGAAGCAGATATACTCAAGCAGTCAAAATTTGCAGAAGCTACTAAAGATTTAAACCAAGAATTATTAAAAGGCATAAAATACAACACAGATTATGCCGAATCAGAGAGTCTCTTAAGTAAAAATGCTAAATCAATGTCTGGTGCCTTTTCAGGCATTAAAAGCAAGCTATCTTCATTAGGCTCTTCGTTAAAGAATATTGCCGCAGGTATTGGTAATATGCTTATTATACAAGGTGTAATGAGTGTAATTTCTTGGGCTTTTGGAGAACTTGATAACTATACCCACAGAGCTGAAAATAACCTATCAGACCTTGAAAAAATTACAACAGAGATTAACGACAAAAAAGACGCTTATACATCTCATTCAACATCTGTAAACAAAATCAAAAATGAATATTACGAATTAGCTGATGGTGTTAATTCTTATGGAGAAAATATCTCTTTAACCTCTACTCAGTACGAGAGATATATTGAACTTTCTAATGAGATTGCACAGATGTATCCGGGCTTGGTAAAAGGTTACTCAGCCCAGAATGACGCTATCTTAGAGTGTAAAAATAATGTCGAAGCTCTTAATAAGGCAATGGCTGATGAAAAGAATGCTTATTACGAAACTGTTGTGTCTAAAGAGCAGGATACTTTCGGAAAAGCGTTAGAGAATATTGCTACGAATCAGGGAATATTTGGTGGGGATGATAAAACCTATATCACCCAACTCAAGAATATTGACGAAATTGTAAAAAAAGTACAATCTAAAGAAGATATCTCTCTGATGTGGGCAGATATGCACAATTTGGACACTATTATTAAGGGTGCTGGTATTGAAGATATCCTCCGTTACGATAAAAGCACCGGAGAGTCAATTTATAAAATCGAAGATAAAGACATATCAACTGCCATCTCGTCAATTCAAAACTACAAGGCAGCTTTAAATCGTCAAATTAACGATTTGGTAAACAACAGTTTTAAGCCTGTGCTTGATGCATATATTCACTATACTGATGAACAGTTTAACACATTGGACAGTAAAAGTCAAGCTCTTATTGAACAATATATAAATAGTGCTACATGGGATAACTTCTACAGTAAGATTATTGATCCTAAAGCGAGCACAGCAGACAATTTAGAATCAGTTAAGCAAACTGTATCGAGTATTGTTAAAGCATTTAAGAATCCAGAATTAACCAATACGCTGGACGAGGTACAAGCCCAAATAGATGATATTAAAAGCGGGAAAATAGATGTCTCAGGTTTTAAAGATCTTAATAATAAAGTTGTCAATGCTTTGTCAGGCATTGATGGAATGAACGCCGATACAAGAGAACTTTTTGTAAAAATGTTGTTTTCTGATGTAGAAATTGCTGACGATGTGGATATTGATAAAGCAATTGCGAATATTACAAAGCGTGTAGCTGGCAATCTGCAAGGTGGGTTCATTCCGGGTACAAATATTAGAAAAGACTCTAAAGAGAAAATTCAGTTAAGTGAAGATGTTAATAAATATTTATCTACGCTTGATTTTAGTACCATTAAACAGATATACAACAGCGATGCTGCGTTAAACAGTTTAAAAGATGTTCAAAAATTAGTAGAGAAAATCAAAGCAGAAGCATCGAATGGGTTCTCGTTCAAGATCTCAACCGAAGATGCTAATAAATCCTTAGAGTCAACTTTTTCAGCTTTCAATACCGTTAAGTCGGCTATTTCTGAGTATAGCGAAAACGGAACACTCTCCTTTTCTACACTTCAATCTTTATTGTCATTAGATAGTTCGTACATTGATATGCTTATCAATGAGCAAGGCGAATTAGATTTAACTTCTAATAAGTTCAGAGAATTGGCAAAAGCTCAGCTGGAAAAGCTTAAGGTTTCTTATTTGCAGGCGTCTTTGGACGAAGTAAACCAGTTAGAAAACGAAACCCAAGTGCTTGAGTATTTAAAGAAAAATCAACAGGGTGCAACTGAGTCGGCATTAAATTTAGCAGATGCTAAGTGGCAAGAAGCTTACGCAACAGCGGCGGCAAAAGATGCAGAGCAAGGCACAGGCGACCTATATCAACAAGCTGTAATTACAGCAGAAAGTGCTTGGCGTAAAAAGGCGGCTTTAATAGACTACTATGAGTCTTCACTAAGCGATTTATCAACTACTACTGATGAAGTCACATCCGCTACAGAAAAACATAAAAAGGCACTTGAAAATGAGGAAAAGGCTTTAGAAAAAACTAAAGAGGCTTTGGAAAACAAAAAGCAGGCATTAGAAGATAGCAAGGATGGTTATGAAGACGCTTTATCTGCAATTGAAGATTTAGTCGATTGGACAGAAAAATACATTAAGCAAACTAAGCAGAACGAAATAGATGCACTACAAGAACGCAAAGATGAAATTGACGAACTTATTGAAAAGAAACAGGAACTTCTTGACAAAGAAAAAGAAGAAGCTGATTTCAACAAACAGCTCAAAGAGAAAGAAAATGCTGTTGCTTCAAACGCATTGTCTGCTGCTATTACTGGACTGGACGATAGTTCCGCAGGTAAAAAAGCTCACAAAGAAAATGTTGATGATTTGGTTGAGTCCAGAGAAGAGTTATATGATTATCTATCAGACTATCAGTACGATACTCGCAAAGAAGCTTTGGATAAACTGAAAGAAGAGACAGATAAGCATTATGATGATGAAATCCAAACTATTCAAGATTTCTTAAACAACGAGGTGTCTTTACACAGAGCTGCATGTAATATGATTGACAATGACAATGGCACATTGTATAACAACCTGTTGTGGTATTGTCAAAATTACACTACAACCACAGAGGCTGAGTTTAACCATATGTGGCAGTCGGCTCAAAGTGCTCTTTATGAATATGGCACTGCACAGCTCAATGTTATGGATTTAATGAATACACTACAATCTCGTATCTACGATGTAGACTCTGCTATTGCTAATGTGACAGGAAGCATTGACAACTACACTTCTCGAATTGATAGTTTGAAACAAAAAATTGACGAGTTGGGCAATTCTGCGCAGACCACTAAAGCAAAGATTGATTCAGTTAAAATACAACCATCGAGTATAACAGGTCATGGGTATAAAATTACCTATAACGGCAAAGTGTATAAAACCAACCTAACGAACAAAGAGGATGCTGAAACATATTTCATAAGTCGGATCAGTAAAGACTGGTATGGCGGAAGAGCGCTACCGGCAGGTTCTTTATGGTCTAAAATGAAAGCGTATGCTTCTGGTACAAAATCAGCTAAAGGTGGTTTGTCTATTGTTGACGAAGAGGGCATCGGTTCAGAACTTATCCCTACATCTCTTGGTAATGGCAGATATACAATTTTACCACAAGGCAACCCTGTATTTAGCAAAGCGATGACAAATGAATTGTTTGAATTTGCATCAGCTCCAACTGATTATTTTGTACAAAAATTTGGTTCTGAAATAACACCGAATGTTGTGAACAATAAATCAACTGTTGTTTCCCCTGCTATTAATATCAATGTGCAAGGTGATGCTACTCAGGCTACTGTTAATGCACTGCACAAAGAATCCGAAAAGATTATGAATAACACTATCAAAAAACTTATGTCATATACTGTAAATAACAGGCACTTGTAATAGTTTTTGTCAAACCGAAGAACGATATGCAGCTCCTCGGTTTGACAACATTGTCATATATCTATATATTCGTTCACAGTATTGTTATCGTTATTGTCTATATAGTTACAAAATAGTAATTTGAGCAAGGTTTTAACAAAATTGTTATCAAAACAGTCAAATTTTACTTGACAAGTGTGTGGTTTTGCAATAGACTATTAATAGTTACATTTAAAAACATAGACACAGGTACTAAGATATGGAACGGATTGAGATATTTTCTATACATAATAACAACATAAGACGAAAACAATTAAGAACTTTTGAAAAAAATATTTCCATTTGGTTTATTGGTATATTGGTTAGTTCTATTCCCATACTATTTAAAACAATGAATTTAGTGTTGCATGGTCATGCAGAAGAAATTAGTTTTGTATCCATATTTTCAGACAAAGATATATTTTTCTCTATTTTTAGCATTGCTACATTGCTACTAGTAGAAATACTTTTAGTCGATGGAGCTAAAGGTGGTAAAGGTTTAAGGATATATTTATTAGGTATGATGACCATCCTGTTAGCATTATATACTATGGCTGTATTTAGTGACGGATGGTATCGTTATTTTAATCAAAATATAGCTATGTGGATAAATATTATATCATTGGCAAGTGTGATAGTCGTGGGTGTGTTACAGTTTTGTAGTCTAGCTACTATCAATTAATACACGGAGGCATATTATGGAATATTTCTTTTTAATCTTATCTGGAATTGTTGGACTTTTAGCTGTATTGCATTCGTTAGGACAGTTAATATCTGCTATCAAAAAACAAAAGCAAATCAAATATGAAACACATTCATCTCAAGAAAAATCATACAAGTATGAGCTAGACACAGATGTATGCAATAACAGAATTCGTGGTTCTGTCCGTATGAATCAGGGATACATCAAAAATGAAAACAATGTCAAAGCAGAAGCTGATGAAATTGTGTTTCCATAAGTAGGGGTAGATTATGACTGATTATCAAAATATATTTTATACTTTTTGGGAAAAGTATAATTATGTATATAATAAACAAAAAGAGTTATGTATATTGTCTGAAGAGTATGATAATGAGTTATGTACATTTGTTCAACCTATTAAAGAGCAAAAAGATTCATTGGATCATATTACGAGAGCTTATAAAGATTATTATGACGGTATTGCTGGTAAAAATAGTACCGATGAAAACATTGAAGATAATTTAGATAAAGCATTGGGGCATATTTTTCGTGCCTATTACGACACGGCGGATTTTTTTAGCATTGTAATAAGGCGTACTTTAAGTATGCACTTGCAGCAATTTACATATAAGCAAATCATTACAGTATGGCGTGAGTATGAAGATAATCGCAGATGGTTAGTAACATTTCCTACACTTATGGCTGGATTACGAAATAATAAGGGTATAAATTCAAGTTTTCATGATATTAAAGAAAAGGTTGATGCGTATTATGAACCAATAGAGCATCTATTTGAATTATTTAACACATTTATGTTGGAAGTTTACCCTAAGTTATGCAAGCGATATGACCCGCCAGTAGACTAATTATTTTAAAACTAAATAGTAAAATATTGTAAGAGAAGATGGAATTTCATCTTCTCTTTTTTATTGCAAAATTAAAAGAGAGGCTGTCGTTTGACAGCCTTGTGTGTTACTTAGATTGTTCCATTTCGTGAGCTAAATAATGTATTGATTCATGATAAGTACACCAATAACTGTTATTAGTCCTTGGTCGGTCACATCCATCTTCAATACAAGTTGATGAACAATTTGAGCCAATCAATGAAAGTAACAGTATTACGCCCACTATAATGCCAATGGTAATCAATTTTCCACTATTGTTTTTAGTGTTATTTGCATTCATTATTCTTCACTCCCTTTTTGTCTTATTTTACCATAATATTTTTATTTTTACAAGTAAGATTATATATTTATCTATGTTTTTATTAAGGAGGTGTTTTGGTTGTATAGAGATTGTTATTTTACCTATAATGATATATACTCAGGTGATTATAATTTAATTTTAGCTTTTATAAGTGACGATAGTAATGAGTTTGCAAGCGGAGGCGAATATGAACCCACTACTGTGGCTCTCCCCCATAATGCACAACAGCTTTTATACAATCTTAATTATGCTGAACATCCACTTGAATTTTCAGTTGAAATTATTAGTCCGGAAGATAATATTCCAGCCGAAGTAATGATTGAAATTAAAAATTGGTTATTCGGACAAGACGGTTGGAAACGACTTTACTTGCAAAACGATACATCCGACTATTACCTCAACGCATTATTTATTCCTGACAGTGATATTACCGATGCACGAGGCTATAGAGGTTTGCGTTGTAAGGTACAAAATGATAGTGGATTTTGGTATCAGGACAATGAAGTTGAGTTTAAAGGGGTTGCAACTAAACCGTCAAATACAGGACAAACATTATCTTTTGAAACTACAATTGATATTGAAGGACAACCTATCAATAACAAAATTTGTCCTATTATTGATTTAAAGATCGGACACAACTGGACAGAACATCAAATAGATTACACATTATCGAATTATAGAGTGTATGTTGGAAATAAACTTAATAAGTCTATGTTCGTTTTCGATGCGAATGTGAATTATCATACAGATAAAGATGCCGTATACGAACTGGATGCTAAATATGGAATGGTAACAATGAAAGAACCTAATGAAAGAACTTTTCATTCACTCACTCCCCCATTCATTCAATACAACGGAGTTATTAAAGATAATCTCGATTATGTATCTTTATTTTGGCTTGGCAATGGTCAAAATCAGATTTATCTATATATTAAATCCGCAGATAAAACTGACGCTAAACATAACTATGCTTACGATGTTTTCGATCCCGATAAAAGCTTAGTTTTAAAGTATACTACAATGCATAGGTTGGGTGGTATTTGATGCAAACACGAAATTACGCACAAGAGACTCCCGACATGGTGTTGTATAGACAGAATAAAAAGACCTCACTTGGCTATGTCAAAAATATACACAATTGGACTGCTGATTATAATTTTGGGACAGCTTCGGAAATGAGTTTTGAAGTACCCAAAAAAGTTTATGACACTCGTACCAATAGTTGGATGGATAATCCTAATTATGATAATCTAAAGCCTGATATGCTTTTGTATCTCAATGATTCAACTGAGTATTTTAAATTTACAGGAGAAAGTTATTATGCAGATTATCTGTATAATTTAAAAGGCGGAGGTACACGAAAAGATTATGAGTTATCGTTTGATGTTAATACAGCAATTAACAATTTCAATATTAAAAACGAAACTATGCTTTTTGATATTGGCACTACATATGGTTACGAGTGGGTGTGGGGTGGCACTATTAATGATGGGGTATTTGAAGATTATTCAGAAAGCTTAGACTTGTACAAGCAAGGATGGTATACTTACCAGTATTTAGCCTGTAAAAGCTTTATACCTGTGCATAAAGGCGATGTTATTGCAACAAAATGTTTTAACGGTGACACTCTGCGGTACTCATTTAAAATTCATTACTATAAGGAAGCTAACGCAGATAGCTGGCTTAAATCTGATGATAATTATTATCATGAATCATCGAAACAACCATTCCGAAGATATGTAGATTTTACAGTAAAGGATAGCGATGGTAATGTTGAAAGCAATACTGATACTATTGACGAAGGGTATATCCGAATAAGTCTTGTATGTAGTCAAGCAACATATAGCGACAATACTTATCGTACATATATTCCCAATGCCTCTTGGGTGCAAATCTTTTCAAGAGAAAGATTGTGTACACACTTTGAAACAAATAAAAATAAAAACTATGGCATACGAAATGTATGGTGGGTTATTACTAACACAGAAGAAATAAATGATAACGGAAGTAATGCTGTGCTAAAAGTAACAGCCCAGTCTTATGAGATGACTTTATCAAAAAGAGCGTTTTCTTTATCAAACAGTACATTACCACTATTTGTGCCTGATCATATTAACGACCTTGTTACCAGTGATAATTGGTATTACGATTGTTATGGCAACACAAGACATAAACAAAAGTTTGTCCGAGGATTGCTGAATCAAATACTTGACTATCTTCCACAATGGAAAATAGGATATGTTTCGCAAGCCGTGTGTGTTAGGTATAGAACACTTGACGATGTTGATAATGCAAATGTTTATACTTTTTTAAATAATGATATCGCTTCGTCATACCAATGCTATTTCATTTTTGATTCAGAAAATATGACAATTAATATAATAGATGGAAACATAGAGACAGAAGAGCGGCGGTATTATAATACTGATGAAAAATATTTAGGCACTCATTCTAGGGTAATATTAACATGGCAAAATGCAATCAAAAATACGAATGTTCACACAACTGATGATAGGTGCATTAGTGCATTAAGAGTGCATACATCTAACGATCAATACGGATTAGGGTTAATCAACCCCACGGGAAATAATATATTGTACAATTTTAGTAATATTGAAAATCAATTAGATTATGTGGCTGATGACACTAAAAACAGAACCTTAAAAGAAGCTCTTACGGTGTGGCAAACAAACATTGAAAAACAGTCTGTAAAATATGCTAATAACGGGGCATTATTGATTGAGTGCAATAAAAAGAAAATAGAGCAAGCTTCTAAAGTGTCAAAAGCTTTAACAACATACTTAACAGTCGCAGATACAATTAATACACATCTAATAGATAAATATGGGTTTAGTGACAAACCGCTCCCTAACTCTTCAAGTGGAGAGTTGCGTTATGCTTATCAAGTTCTTGTAGATGACCATGTGCGTATTCCGAGTGGAATGAGAAACCCACCATATGATTACATCAATTACGATAGCTATTACTCCAAATCTTTATATACAAAATTGTATTCGGCAGCAGAGACATATTGGAATACAAAAAATGATTATGATAACGCAGTAACCAAATACAACATATGTTATAACAAGATGCAAACAGTAGCTAAAAAGTTTACACTGAATTACAAAACGGCACTTCAGGCAAACAAAGACGGTATTGCAACAATCCTCTCCCCTGCTGAAATTTTGGAACTCCAAAATTACATTACTGAAGGAGATTGGACAAATGACAATATTGTATTTAGTGACACCTATTCCGCTAATGATATTATAGCAACATTACAAGAAGCAATGGCTCAAGCTAAATCTGTCCACGACAATTATCTCAGTAAGCAGTGTTATGAATTTGAGATTGAATCAGCGAACATATTAACAATTCCCGAAATGAAGGATAACATTAGAAATTTAACACTTGGTACAGCACTATCTCTTGAAGTAAAAGACGGTGATTGGCAGTATCCTATTTTGCTTTCAATTCATGTACATCATGGCGATGTATTAGATTTTAGTTTGACATTTAATACAAACTATTCTGCCAAGCCTCTCAAGAAGAGATTTATTGATTGTTTCAATACGATTTCACAAACAAGTGTTAGAAATACAACATTTAATTTTACAGAATAATAGGTGGTGATTATATGATTATTAGACATTTGAGCATTGATTGTGCTTATATTAATAAGGTGCTTGAACCAATCACACAAAGAGAACACGGTGTGACTGAGTTTGAGATTGAGATTAAAAATCACGGTGCTGATATCGACCTTTCGGAATGTACGCTTGCCACCTATTATGGATTAAAGCCAGACGAACACAAGGTAGGCGTTGAGTGCAGAGTAGATAAAGATAAAGGTTTGATTTATTTGCCTTTGTATTTACAGATGACAACGGCTGAAGGTGTATTAAAAGGTATTGTAGAATTACAGTTTCCTGAAGGTAATGTAAGATTTTCAGGCGTTAATTTTAAGGTTTCTTTTGCACCAGATGACACCAAGATTGAAAGCACTGATGATTTTAACATCTTAGAAAATTTTATCTCTAAACCGACTACAAACGGTGTTGTCGGACAAGTGTTGTCTATAGATAATGACGGTAACACTATTTGGCGAACACTTAAAGAGTTTGACGGTGATTATGCCCATTTGAGTAATAGACCTTCTATTAATGGCGTTGAACTTAACGGAGATAAGTCACTTGAAGATTTGAACATCAAACAAACCTATACTGCCGATGATATTCCGTTTGCAGATGGCGAAACTTTTCAACAGAAGTTCAACAACGGCGAACTAAAAGGACAAGATGGTGCTTCGGGCGCTGACGGAATTACTCCGCATATTGGTGATAACGGCAATTGGTTCATTGGAGAAACAGATACAAATAAACCGTCACAAGGTACAAACGGTGTGAACGGAAACGATGGTGTAGGTGTTGAAAAATCCGAAGTTAATACAAGTGGAGAGCTTGTAATTACATACTCGAATGGAGATTCAACAAATCTTGGCAAAATCGTAGGTAAAGACGGTCTTGACGGTACAAATGGACAAAATGGTTTATCGGCTTATGAAATCGCAAAAAATGGTGGTTTTGTCGGTACTGAAGAAGATTGGTTAAAATCTCTTAAAGGTGCTGACGGAGCGAAAGGCGAACAAGGTGAACAGGGAATACAAGGTGCACAGGGTATTCAAGGCGAAAAAGGTAAGGATGGCGCTGACGGTAAAACTCCAGTTAAAGGCACTGATTATTTTACTGCCGAAGATAAAACTGAATTTACTGCCGAAGTTGCCAAAAGTCTTGAGGGGAAAATAACGAACAAAGCTAACCTCGTTAACAGCTCGAATATCTTTGATTTTGATGCTTGGGCAAAGGAATTACAAAAACTAAATTCACCAGTTTTTCACGGTAAGCTTGATGAATTGAATTTTGACGAAAAATCAATTACCATTACCCCTACAGAAAGAGACACTTATACGAATGGTTGGCAATTAAATTACGCCAAAGTAATGAAAATAAGTGTAAAACCGAATACTAAATATTTGATTTGTTGGCTTACAAATAACAGTAGCAGCAATGTTTTTGTTTTTTTTAACGGAATCACTGCCAATAATGTAACAATTCAGGGTGGTAAAGGAACATTTGTCACAAACAATGATACATCATTTATAACGCTTAGGTTTGGTAGCTATAGTAATAGTACTTTCAAGGTTTCCAAAATTATGATTACCGAAAAAGAATCAATCTATTTACCAAATAAAGTTGCAGAAGGTGTCCCAGAGGTTGCAAACGAAGTTTTGACATTTAAAAAGGCAACCCAAGAGGTTGAGGACATCAAAGCATACATCGGCTATACCGATGAAGATATAGTAGGACTTTGCGTTGATTATGAGAACAAGACATTCACTCGACTTGCAGGAGCAGTCAATCTTTCGCAGGGAGCAGATTTTAATAAATTTGAAATGTATGGCGGAAGAAAAAGATGTAATGTTTTGGATGACGGCACAATCACGGCATACTACGGTGACAAAAATTATGCTGAGGACGGCTCAAACGGTCAGGTTATGGTTTTTCAGCCAAAATTCTATTATAAAGTTGTTCCACTCAAATTAGAAAAAAACACCGATTCAGGCATCGGCTACCATCTACGCAGAGTGAATTACTATGTGAGTTCAAAACCCAAAACAGGCTTTAAGTTGCACCCTGCATTCTTTGATGAAAACGGCAATGAAGTTGAATATATCCTTCTATCTGCTTATGAAGGTAGTATCTATGATACATCTGCAAATGCCTATTTAATGAATGATGAACAAGTCATGGATGCATCCGCTGACAAGTTCTGCTCCATTGCAGGCGTAAAGCCTGCATCCGGTCTGACACAAAGCCTGACAAGGCAGAATATTGAACAAATGGCACAGAACAGGGGTACAGGCTGGCATTGTGACCTTATCAAAGCAGAATCTGCAAATCAACTTCTGATGATTATTGAAATGGGAATGATGAACCTTCAAACCGCTATCGGTCAAGGTGTAGTTAATATTTTAGACAACAGTGCTTACAACTGTTCATCCTTGACCGGTTCAACCGCTGCTCTTGGTGATACCACAGGTCAGGCAACACAGACCATTAACACCAAAGGTGATGTATCCACAACGGAAACAACATCAGGAAAAGTGTCAATCACATACAGAGGACTTGAAAATCCTTGGGGTAACATTTGGAAGGTTATGGAAGGCATCAATATTTATGGCAACGGCAATATGAGTGCCGGTCAACCGTTCATCTGCGATGACTTCAATTTTGCCGACTCAAAAAATAATGACAACTATATTGGTACAGGGTTTACGATTACAAACGCAAATGGATTTGTTTCAGCTATGGGTTATAGTTCAAACTGTGATTGGCTGTTCATCGCATCTGAATGTTTGGGCAACAGTTCCCTTCCTGTAGGTGATTATACATTCGGGTTACAAAATCTAAACGGCTACAGAATCGCTCAGTTGGGCGGTCGTTGGGACGATGGCAGTAGTGTGGGTGCTTTCTATTTGAATAGTTACAGCGGTAATAACATTCGTAATCGGGCTCTCAGCGGTCGCTTGCTGTATGTGCCCACAGCCAAAGTATAAGGAGGAATAGTTTATGATTGATTATGGAAAAGTAAGAAGCACAGTAAAGCCTGATGAAGTCGAAATTGACGAGTATTCGGTGTGGGTAAACAGCGACATCAAAGAAATTGATGTGCAGTTAGAAGATGAAATTCATACCGAATATGAATTTAATCAGATACGATACACAAAAGACGAATACATTAAGATGATTGATGAGAGAAACACAACACTCGAATCACAGCTTACCGACACTCAACTTGCATTGTGTGAAATATACGAAGGGATGGTTTAAATGGCAAAAATTTATGCGGAATTAATCCGTAAAGGATTAAAAACTATTGACGATGTGCCCGAAAAAATCAGGGCACAGGTACAGGAAATTTTAAATAATTAATAGATAAAGAATAGTGAATTTGAAGAGTTTTAAAAGGAGGGTTTTAAAGCCAAATTATTCGTTATAGTGTACAAGTAATTTTTTCTATTTATGGAAATACAATGTATCTATTAACGAAGTGATAAGGAGGAGAATAATGAAAACCTACAATAAAATATATACAGTACACGCTTGGAAAGACAACAACAAGTTTTTTACTGTGACACAAGGCGAGGGCGGTATCAAATATCCTCGCCTTATGGTCGTGGATGATAAAGGGGCAATCGACTTAACTGGTTCGGCAGTTACATACACAATAACTCTCCCTCGTGGTTCTGAAGAAATTGTTGACGCAACAATTATAGACGCTAAGCGAGGCGTTGTTGAATTTGAAGTTAAACCCTCTATGACTGCTTATGCAGGTGTGGGTGAAGGTGAACTTAATATCACCATTGATAACAAGGTTTTGAAAATTAGCGGTATTAATCTCACTATTAACAAGTCAACCAGTGGTCGTGTAATTGAAGCAAGTGAACAGTTTAGTGCGTTATTAGCCTTGATATCCAAATATTCTAACATCAATCCTGAAAACAAGGATTTGAAGATTTTGGAGAACTCTGATATTACGGACACGGCTAAGAATTATCCAAGCATTAAATATCTCCTAAATAATTTTTGGAGTAACAATAATTTGTCACTATTGAGTGCAACTGCGTATGGTGTTAGCAATTCAGGAGTAGTGACAAGCTTATCGAAAATACCGACAGCTTCGTTAAGCAAAAGATGTCTTTATTTTCCAGCAGGTACTTATAAGTGTAATGGTATTGCTTTGTCTAATATTGATAACTTGACCATTATTTGTGATAATGCTAATTTTGTATTTTACAATCAAGCTACTAATTCGACAGACGCTGCTGAAACGACTGTGCAAGGTTCGTTTTTTAAGTTTACTAATTGTAATAACTTAACAATTATCGGGGGTTGTTTCGATGGACAACACAAAGTGTCTCAGTGTATTACATTAGTTGGTTGTCAAAACAGTAATACCATAAATGCAACCATTAAAGGTGCAGGAAACAAAGCATCTTCATTTGCTGCTGGTATTAATTTAATTAGAGACTGTTCTCAGTTTAATATCAATAATGTTATTGTATCTGACATTAAGGCTGGTACTGTATCTGAGGATACATTTATCCACGCAGTCGGTATAGGAGTGTCAAGTGTTAATGGTGAGTTTAGTCAGCACGGATATATCAGCAATTCTCAAATTAGCAACATTAATGGATACAAAGTTGGCAACAAAGAGCCTGATGGAGATGGTATTTATTTAATTCAAAGACCTTCTGCTGACTGTAGTGGTGATAGCTATATTACTGTATCCAACTGCACAATTACTGACTGTGCAAAAAGAGGCATTAAAGTAAGTACAAGATATACCAACATTGATAATTGTTACATTGATATTGATGGTTGGGGTGCGGCAATTGAAGCACAATACGGTAAGATGACACTTAGAGACTCAACAATACACAATAAGTATGCAAGTTGTGTAACTCTTGATTGGGATAACGGCACTAATTATATTGACAACTGTAAACTTTATGGAGCAGATAAAACTGAAACATCTACGCATGGAGACAAATACACTGGCAATGGCATTGTGCTTAATCAGAGACTGTCTGTAACAGGTACATATTATACCAATGAACCATGTAGTGTTATTGTACGACATTGCACAATTGAAAATGTGACAAGTCCGTTAAGATCAGGGTATGCAGCAGGATTGACTTATCAGTATCAGTCTATCATTTTTGACGATTGTCAAATAGGACATTATCGTGGTGTATCTGCAATTATGTTTGATGCAAGTATGATTTCGGCAATTAATAAATTATCTTTATCTAATGTTAATTATAAGTATGGTACAACTGAAAACGAAGTACAAACTGCAAATAATCAATACTTTGGTTTGACGAATAGTGGTAATACTCTCGATATTGGTTCAACAACATATGTTAAGCCTAATCATATGGTGTATACCAATAATCTTACAGACGATTATAATAAATTGTTTAGAATGTATGACTTGTTAGATAGCGACTTTGGTGCGCCAAAAGCTAATGTATCAGATGTGTTAGAGGATGCTCCAAATATTTTATCGTGTACTAATGGTACATACACAAGCAAAACCAATACTCACTTTAGTGTCGTAGCAACAGACAATACATTGAGTATTAAATGCGATACAGCATACACAAGTGGCAAGTCTTTCGTCTATGTTAAGCTCGATTCATTGGAATTGAAAGGCGGTACATATAATTTCTATATAGATAATATTACACCAGTTTCATCAGATGTGACAATTACTTTCGCAGATTCGTCTTATAACATAATTGATACATCTCTGGAGTTAGCGTTAAACAAGACTTCCAAGTCACTGATTGTAGATGGTGTAACTAAACCTATTACATATTTACGAGTGAAGCTTGCAGCGAACAAAACAATTGATATGCAATGCACTGTATCTCTTGCTAATCGCAATAAAGTCTTAAAAGGCAATCTTGAGGCAAGAGTTGCAGCGCTTGAAAAAATAATACAAACAAAGGAGTAATAACCAATGTGGTGATTGAATGAGTAATGAAATAATTGAAATCATTAAGACTATTAGTGTATGCTTTGGTTGTGCTACTGCTATATTAACAGTGTTGACTGCTATCGTCACTCCTCTACGCCGTAAAATAATCGGTTGGGTGCGAAATACAAACAACACTAATGACACAATAGAGAAACTGAACAAAATTGAAGAAATGTTAGAGTCTCATATTTCTCTTGATACAGAGAAGTGGGATATGTCGGTTAAGTTGGCTGAAGCAGTGAAGGCAGGTTTGAGAAATAGTATCTTAGAGTTGTGTGACAAGTGCATTGCAAAAAATAGTATCACCTCGATACAAAAGCTCAATTTGATTGACCTGTATAAAGAGTATCACAATCTCGGAGGAGACACATATTGTACTGATAGATATAAACTGGCATTACATTTGCCAGAAAAGAATATTTAAGGAGTTGGTTATATGATTAACTGGACAGTAAGATTTAAAAATAAAACATTTTGGCTTGCACTTATTCCTGCGGCACTTCTGTTTATTCAGGCAGTAGCTAAAGTATTTGGTTTTGAGCTTGATTTTGGCGAACTTGGCAACAACCTTACGGCGGTAGTGAATACCGTATTTGCTTTGCTTGCAGTGCTTGGTGTTGTGGTCGATCCTACAACTAAGGGTACATCAGATAGTGAACAGGCTATGACTTATGGTGAGCCTAAGTAATTAAATACAATACATAAAATTAGCACTCATCTCTTAATTGAGGTGGGTGCTTTGTAATTTAAAACAGATGAAGGTGAGGAATAATTATGACAAATGCAAATTTTATTGAACTTGCAATATCAGAGGTACGCAGGTATGTTTTAAATCACTTAGATAAGTCAGATGGTACACCTGTTTTTGACATTTTTGTAGTGTGGTCATGTAAGACTTTGCAAAACCACAAATGCCTTATTAGCACAACATTACACGATGGTATGTACTACGAATGCACATACAATGGCGATAAAAACGAAATGTATCTTGACGCATACAAAAAGTTTGAAAACAAAAAAATTATTTGTGAAAGCGAGGAATAATTATGAGTAATTCAAAACTTGTTGATTACACAAAATTAAGCCCAAACCACAGCGGTAAACGCACACACAGTATTGACCGCATTACTCCGCATTGTGTTGTAGGTCAGTGCAGTGTTGAAACCCTCGGCAATATTTTTATGAACACAGCTTGCGATGCAAGTTGTAACTATGGTATTGGTTATGATGGCAGAGTATTGCTTTGTGTTGATGAAGGTAATCGTTCTTGGTGTAGTTCGTCAAATGCAAATGACCAGAGGGCGGTAACAATTGAATGTGCAAGTGACACAACCGCACCGTACACGATGAATAGCAAAGTATACAACAAACTTGTTGACTTATGTGTTGACATTTGCAAGCGAAACGGCAAAACTAAACTGCTTTGGTTTGGCAATGAGAGCAAGACGCTAAATTATTCGCCAAAGTCGAATGAAATGGTTTTAACTGTACATAGATGGTTTGCAAATAAATCCTGTCCGGGCGATTGGCTTTACAACCGTCTTGGTAATCTTGCAAAAACAGTAACTGCAAAACTTGGTGGTAAAACAACAGATACGGAGGAAGAAGAAATGATTAAATACGGTTTACATAACACAGCTATACTTGCATTCAAGAAACAGTTGATTACACTCTATAATATGGGTATCATCAAGACAAAGGTTGACAACTCGGACGGTTTCGGAGATGGCACTTTAAAGGCTGTAAAAGAAGCACAGAAAGCAGGTAAGGTCACAGTTGATGGTATTGTTGGAGAAAAGACAATCAATGCTATCTATCATCTTATTAATGACGGTATTCGAGCAAAAGACACCAAAATCGCCAATGCTAAAAGGGCACTTGGCTGACAGACCAAAAGATAACACATAAGTTCGTACTGTGATACTTTAGGGTATACGGTCTTGGTATTTCTGCAATGTTTTTCGAGCTTGTGGGGCATAATATATTAGTGATCGCCCTGTGATAATCTGAGGATTCACAGGCAATTATGACATTTAGTGTCAGCCCACTTGGGCAGATTTGTATAGTGGTAACATCTACCTTTAGATGTCAGGAATGCGAACGCAACTACCTTTCTGTAGAATACAGATGAAATGGTTTAGATTCTTGGTCGTAGCACGATGCCAGCGACTCAAAATAATTGGACAGCGAGCGAAGATAAGACTATGGTTGACCAACATAGAGGAAGATAAAGAGGTGGGTTGGTTTATGGCGTACCAATGGTCATAAACGCCAATTTCGTTTTTTTAGAAAGGATGTTAAAAATGTCAGTGCTTGCAGTACCGATAAGTCAGTCTTTCGAGGTAGATAAAAATAAAGTTAAAGATTTTGACAATCAGTCTCACCACAAAAAGCAATGGATATTAGATAGATTATCTAAGTATAATAAAAATGAAATCAAATGGGATTAAAATAATCCTTTTAAATGTTTTTCGCTCACCACTAGCGAATAATAAGTGACTGGCTTGAAAATGTTTTTCGCTCACCACTAGCGAATAATAAATTGGGAGAAGATGTGTTTTTAATATATACTTCCAAAAAATACTGGTTGTCGTTGATTTTCTACAACATTTGTACTACTATAATAATATAATAAATAATTGCTAAGGGTACTGATAATATGTATAAATGGGTAGAAGAACATAAAAACGACAATAGCGGATTCATCAGTTTTCTAAAATTCATCTATGCGATAGGGACAAATAATACTGTGATGGCTATTATTGCGTCTGTATTAGGTATTATAATCCCTATATTTTTTGATTTACAAATTTATCTTTGGTTTGTTTTAACTTTTATGTTATTGATTGGTGGCATTGTTTTTAATGCGGTCTGTACAAAATATCAAGAACATCAAAATAAAAAGCAGCAAATAGCCATCGAAGCTTTGAGTAATCAAAATTCGCTAATGAACACAATAAACATAGAAATTAAAAGCAACCCACAATGGAAATCTCATATTTTTAAGAAAACAAGCGAAATTGTGTGCGAAAAGATACAGCACTTGTTTAAGGAAGTTTTACACTGTAGCACACGAGTATCGGTTGAGTATGTGTTTAATAAAACATCTAAAGACAAAATAGAGAGACATGTGAAAATGTCAGGCAGAAGGAGTCCAAATAGAGATACTTGCAAGGGTTATAAACCTCTCACAAGTAGAAGTAAATATTATTCGTATTATATTTTTTCAAGCAATAAGGTTGGAATAAGCCTTGTGTCTGAAAATCAAATAAATGCAAAGAATAGCAAATGGTATAAAAATCCTACTCACAATATTGATATTAAAGAGTATATTGGTATTGCGGTTTCGGTAATGGATGAAAGCAGTGTAGATTTTATTTTACAAATAGATTGTCTACATAAAACGCCATTTGGACAACACGCAAAAAGTCGTAAAGAAACCGAAATAGAGATTGAAACTTTCATAAACACATATTTAAAATCGTATATTGACATTGTAGGTTTGTCTTACTTACTAAATTTAAATAAAAATAAATGTATGCCAGAGGTGTAACACAAATGAAGAAGTCACATAAAAAGAACAAAAATCAAGAAATTATAGCAGACAAAAAGACGGTTCATTTTCGTGAATATACGGTTAAAGAGTTGTTGGAACTTGGAGAGAGAACAAATAAGATTCATTTGGTTAAGGACGATAAAACAGACAAAGAGGATGATTAAGAAGGTTATTAATAAATGAGCAGAGTCTCTGCGTGAAGTTTTTAGAGATGAAACAAAATAAGGTATCAAAAACCATTAGGTTTTGTATTGAGAGGGTTAATGACTTTCCCATAGTTTTTAAATTTTTAGGGGTAACTCAAATCGAGTTACCCCTATTTTTTTGTATTTTATTTCATAAAATCCAACGAACCAACTGCTTCAATTTTTTCCGCCTGAATAATATGAATGTAGGTGTTGTAGGTTATCGTAGTGTCTGCGTGTCCTAATAATTGACTAATTATTTCTATGTCCACATGATTACGAAATAACTGTGTGGCAAAGGTGTGACGCAATGAATGAACACTGTACGAGGTGCTTATACCCGCCCGTTTAAGCATATATTTTAAACTTCTGTTTAAATTAGATGAACTATTAGGATTTCCATTCTCGTTAGCACATACCAACTCGTATTTTTTATTGCAATCCCATAAACCTTTTAAAGCTCTTTGAGCTTCTTTGTTTAATGGAATAATTCTTGTACTGCGTGTTGTCTTTGGAGAATGTTGCAATACCATTGTAGTTGCATAAGGTTTTTTGGTTCGAGGATTAATATTATTTTTATCCCGATTTAATACTGTAACATAACTCTTATTAACAGTAATTGTGTGGTTTTGAAAGTCAACATCATCCCAAGTTAAAGCTGTTGCCTCTCCAAATCTTAAGCCAGTATTGAGCAAAAATACAATAAATTCTCCTCTGGAGTATATTTTTGTTCCATTAGGATGTGTTTTATACGCCAGCTCGGTTAATTTCTTTACTTCTTCCTCACTTAATGCTGAAACCTGTTTAGTATCCACCTCAGCTTTCAATGATGCTGGCAATTTCACATTAAGTGCTGGGTTTATTGTTACTTCATTATTTTGCATCCCTAAGCGATATTTTTGTGCTATTGTTGTTTTTACTTTATCTATTTGGGATAAAGAATACCCCTGTTTTACCATTTTGTTTATAAGGGCTTGCACATCTTTAGATGTCAACTGGTTAATTTGTATATAGCCAAAATTTGGAATAATAAATTTATTGATCGTTCTTTCTTTTGCATCAAAACTTTTCGGTTTTAAGGTGTATTTTAATTCCTTATACAACCATTCTGAAAACCAATCCTTAATTGATTTAGCTAATATGATATTGCCATCGTTTTTAACAAACTCTTCACTTTTCTCTCTTAGTTTTCTCTTTACTTCTTGCTGTGTTTTTCCGTAGACGGTAATGCGTTTTGGTTTACCGTCAGCTTTATATCCGTACTGAATTGAACCCATCCATCTTCCGTCTTTTCGTAGGGTAATTGAACCTGCTCCGTTGTCTCTTCTGGTACGAACTGGTTGATTTGTGTTTTTGTCATTTTTTGTGTTTTTCATAAATTGACCTCCGATTTTGTGTTTTGAAAACTGTTGTCAGAGAATTTTGAAATTTTGACAACAGTTTTGACAACAGTTTATTTGGTATTACTTGGTACTACTTGGTAAAACAAGTAGGTTTTTGCCACGCTTGGAACGAGGCTATGTATAATGACAAAAACAAGAAAACCCTCAAAAAGCCACTATTTAAGCCACTTTTCAAGGGTTTCCTAATTTGTTAGGTTGGCGCGCCAAAAGGGACTCGAACCCCTGACCTACTGCTTAGAAGGCAGTTGCTCTATCCAGCTGAGCTATTGGCGCATCAGTTGCTGACCTCAGTCAGCCTTTATATTATACCCATATACGGCATATTTGTCAACACTTTTTTGAATTTTTTTCATATTTAATTTTTAAAAAGTTTTTTTCGGACAAAATCCGCCAAATTACGGCTTTCCGTATTTCTGAGCAAGTGCAAGATTCCTATAATCGGGTTCAGATGAAACCTCTCTTATAAGCTTTACAAACTTAGGAAGTTGATACCGCTGATCTTCACTAAGCAATTCAATTTCTATTGTTGCCCTGTCATTCCAGAACGGATAAACATCAAGTTCGCAGTAGGTGCTGTTGTCAACAATGCAATATCTGTCTTTACTGATGACGCCTGTAACATACTGCCTTTGAGCAAGGTACGAATCGTATTGTTCTTTTGAAATATAATTTTCAATTTCAATCCGCTTAATATCCGATATTTTGATTTTTACAGTTTTGATATATACAGCCTTGTCACCCTCTCCCCTTTTGCGGATTCTGAAATATCCTTCCTCGGGAGTAGTGAGGTATGCCTGTGTAATAGGAATTCTGCGACAGGTTTTTATGCTGTTCAAAAATTCAATATCAGGATATTCAATCAAAAATTTTCTTTCAATTTCAAGCGGTTTCGGAATTCCGAGAAATGCGACAACCTCCTTCAGAAGTCTTTTCAGCTTAGTATCAAAGTCGGTCGAATTATCAATAATTCTCAGATGCGGTGTGCCTGTCCACACAGCCATAACATCTGTGTCAACTTCTCTTGCTTTTTCAAGACTTTCTTCTCTGCGGAAAATATTAGTTTCTTTTCCATAATACTCTTCTGCACCGTCTGCGGAAGTCACAAGATGAAATACTGCGTCATAAGAGCTTCGTATTACATCTTCATTCAAATTGTGAATACCTGCATACTTTGCAAACTCATCTTCCGTAACATATGCTCTGCTGTCAAGCAATCCTCTGTCAAAAAGCAAAACCGCCTTTTCACAATCCATATTTTTGGCAATTTGCGTTTTTTCATTCTCCTCAGCAAGCTGAATTTCAAACAGTTCTCTGTGAAATTCATAGGAACCTACATTTTCGGGGGTTTTGCCCTCACTAAACAATCTGCTTGCAACCTCACCGATTGTAATTGTAGGAATATTAAGCTTTTTAAGCTCTTCGCTGATATATTTTAATGCGGAAGTCTTGCCGCCGCAAGGTCCTCCCGTCAATACTATTTTTACAACTTCAGCCATAAAATCACCCAT